GAGGCCACACCTAGTCAACTCGGCACACCCCTCGCCTCGCTCGTTTATCCGGATAAACCGGAGGGTGCCTCCGGATACCCCGGGCATCCTCGGTCCCCACGCGCGCCCCTCCCGAAGTACGCTGCCCGCCCTCATACCCAAGCCAGAATCTGGGTAGATGGGATGTTTACGCCCCCCAGGGGCCTCAGAAAGCGGGATTCTGGGCACGATCAGGGGTGTATGTGGGGGATATGGCCGCCGAGCGTGTAAACATGGCTCAGATCGAGGATTCTGGAGGAGACATGGCACGGCCACAGGGCGCAGCAGGGCACCGGACCGAGGTGGTGGGCGTCAGGCTCACCGCCAAGGAGCGGCGGACCCTCATCACGGACCGCAAGGGGTCGCTGACGGAGTCGGCGTACGTGAGGTGGGTGCTGACGAGGGCGGCGGACACCGATCCTCACTCGCGGGACCAGGTGGAGGTCACGAACTGGGCCGGAGACGTGCTCCTGACCTCCGACCAGATCGACTTCGACGACGAGTAGCGCTTGTCGTTATCGACAAACCTTGTCTGATGTGACAAGGTGGCCGACATGGACGAGAAGAAGCCCAAGAAGGTGTACCTGGGCACCCACGTCACCCTCGCGGGGAGGCAGTGGCTGGAGGACCTGGCCCACGAGCACCGGCTCTCGCTCTCGGAGGTGGCCCGCGTCTCCCTCGCGGTCGCCAAGAGGCACGAGCCCGAGGTGCGCAACGCGCTGAAGGAGCGGATGTGAGCATCAAGAGCGCACTCGACGAGATGTGGTGGTTCGGTGCCGCCGTCCTGGGGTTCCTGTGCATGATGCTGGCGAGCCTCTTCCTCCTCGCGTGCTGCATCGTCATGGTGGCTGGCGTGAAGAACGCGCTGGAGATGCTCTCGTGATCCGGTGGCAGGAGATGCGAGACGCCGCCCACCTCGGGCAGGAGGTAGCCGAGCGTCAGACCCGGCCGAAGGTGCCGCCGGTCGAGAAACGCCGGTACTGGGCACCCGAACTCACCTGGTTCATGGTGGGTTACGCGCTGGGAGCCCTCATCGCTGGCACCCTGGTCTGGAACGCCCTCCGATGAAGAGAGTGGAGATACCAGTGGCAGTCGAGATCACGATGTACGCGGTGCCGCTCGACTCCGAGATTCCGGCCAGGGAGGTGGCGGTGGAGTGCTCGGTCTGCGGGCCGGTCACCATCACCCACCCCACCGAGACCGGTGAGGTGATCGGGGACCACCTGCGCGAGCACGGCTGCGACCTGAGCCAGGTCGTCTACGAGGAGAAGAACGAGGAGCGTCGAGAAGGATGAGCCTCTCCGAGGACGCGACGCGACAGGCCCGACCCCTGTTCCTGGGGGTGCCGCCGACCATCAAGAAGGTCGTGATGCCGGAGTCGCACTTCCTGGACGCCGCGTTCCTGCACTACGCCGACTACTCGACCCTGATCCAGAAGTACGTCGGCCGTCAGCACCGGCTCTACCGGCTGGCGGAGGAACTCACCCTCCTCGCGGTGGCGGCGAGGTTCCCCTGGGTGATGCGGATGGCCTGGGACCGGGGCTACCGGGGTCCCTGGCAGATGGTCGAGAACATCTACCGGATGGAGAAGGACCTGTGAAGATCAGGCCCACCTGCTGCCCCGAGTGCAAGCAGGGCAAGCACCAGAACTGCGACGGCGAGGCGTGGTCCGAGGAGATCGACGGGCCGGTCCGCTGCGGATGCGCCGAGAGAGGACACCGATGAGAGACCTGATCACCTACTACAAGGACAGCCAGGGGAAGTGGCGCTGGCGGGTCACCGCCCTGGAGAACGGCAAGGTCATCGGGATGTCCTCGGAGTCCTACGAGAACTACAACGACGCCGTCGCCAACATCCACCGCCTGGGCACCATCAACGAGCGAGAGTTCAGTGCCGAAGTCATCGACACCTGAGGTCTTCATCTGCTTCTGCGGGCCGGTGCCCATCGCCGGTCAGCCCGAGGACCACGCCTACTGCACCGAGTGCGACTGGGAGGCCAGAGGTGGGTACGCCGACCACCTGGGAACCCACCACCACCACGCCACGCAACACACCTGGAAACTCACCTGGGGAGGAAAGCCGGTATGAAGTGCAGTTGCGGCAACGAGATCGTCAAGCCCGACCCCAGCCAGACCCTCACCGCAGCCGCTGGCTGGTGTATGCCGAGCGAGGCGTTCTACGAGTTGGACACTAGTTCAATGGAGTGCTCGGACTGCCGGAGTCGGCTGCTCATGATGATGACCATCGGCATCGACCCCGGACACAACGGGGAGAACCTGAAGGTGAAGCGCGGTGGCATTCGGTACGAGCGGTCCGAGTAAGCCCTGGGGGGCGGGCCAGGCTGTGGCCCTCCTGATCGCAGTAGCCCAACAGCAGGAGGACGACCATGACCGTGAAGAACCCCGTGATCTTCCAGTGCGCGATCTGCCCCGCGACCCTGGACACCGGGACCGCCAGTGAGGAGAAGGCCGGTCAGTTCGCCGCCAAGCAGCGCTGGGTGCTCGGCCTCCCTCACGGCAACGTCTGGTGCGAGCGGTGTTCCTGGCTCCGAGGCCCGTACTCCACCGGTACGGTGTAGTCATGGCAATGGCACAGGACTCCTCGGACCCCACCGGGGTCAGGGACGACTCCGAGCGCGGCAACTCCGAGGTCTCCCGCGCCCGCGACCGCAAGGCCAACGCCGCCCTCGAACTGGCGATGGACAACCACGCCTCCTGGATCGAGATCGCAGAGGTGCTCGGCTACCCCACCGCCCGTGCTGCCAAGGTCGCCGTCGAGCAGGCACTGGAGCGGAACCTCCAGGCCGGGGACCGCGACCACATGCGCCGGTACGCCGCCACCCGGATGGAGCGGATGCTGCGCTCCATCTGGAAGCGCACCATCGACGAGGAGGACCCCGACCAACTCGCCTTCATCCGTGAGGCCAGGGGCCTGATCGGGGACCAGGTGAAGTTGTGGGGCCTGGCGGCACCGTCCGAGGTCGTCATCTCCAACCCGTCCGCCAACGAGATCGAGGCATGGGTGGCGCAGATTCACCAGGCCAGCACTCCCGCGCTGGAGGAGGCCGACATCTTCGACATCGACATTGTGGAGGACGAATGACCGCCCTGATCGTGCTGCTCGTGATCGCCCTGATCATCTTCATCATCTGGAAGCACTGATGCCGTTCCGCCTCGACGAGTTCCGGGCGAAGATTCAGTTCATCGCCCCGGCCCGGTTCCCCAGCCTGATCTACCGTGCGTGCCTCGCCACCGACACGGTCAGCAACACCCGGTACATCCAGGAAGCGGTGTGCACGCGACTCGCCCGAGACCTCGGGCTCGACGAGCAGGAACTCCTTGACTCCCTTCCCACTCCTCGTGGCTCGGCTGGCGTGCGCTTCGGTCCTGACCGCAAGCCGGTACCTGTGCCGTCACGCCCGAACGAAGAAGTGAAGTAGGTCTACCATGTTCACATGGTCAAGGTTCGGTGGACGCAGAAGTGCGCTGGCGGTTGTGGGCTCACCCTCAACGTCGGCTCGCACGCGACCCGCCTGCACGGAGGGCTGTGGTGCCTCGAATGCCTAGGACGACACCGCCTGACGTGCAAGGTCTTGACAACTACCGGTACTGGAAGCCCGAGGCCCAGGCCAAGGCCCTGAGGCTGCTCCAGCAGTCCGAGAACAAGAAGTGGCGACCCTTCTTCTGCCGCGACCCCAAGTGCTCGGGCGACCCCCACGACGAGTGGAAGTTCAACCACGCCCGCGCCGACCAGCGGCCCCCCCGGTGGACCAACGACTGGCTCACCCTGCTGCTGTCGGGGGGTCGTGGTAGCGGGAAGACCAGGACCGGCTCGGAGATCACCCACCGGGTCACCGACAAGGTGCCGCAGATCATCCTCATCGGGGCCACCACCGCAGCGCTGCGCGAGACCATGATCGAGGGACCGTCCGGAGTGCTGGCGACGGCGGCACCGGGCAAGCGCCCCGAGTGGGAGCCCTCCAAGAAGAAGTTGACCTGGCCCAACGGCTGCATCGGCCTGGGCTTCACAGCGGAGGAGCCCGACCGCCTTCGCGGCCCCGAGTCCGGCTACATCTGGGCCGACGAGCCCGCCCACTACGACTACGTCGAGGACGTGTGGTCGAACATGCAGTTCGGCCTGCGGGTGGTGGCGGAGATTCCGCCCAAGATCATCGCCACCTCCACCCCGCTGCCGATCAAGTGGATGCGCGACCTGGTCAAGATGGACGACACCATCGTCCGCAGGGTGTCCACCTACGCCAACCTCCAGAACCTGGCGCCGGTGTTCAAGAAGATGATCCTCGACAAGTACGAGGGCACCCGGCTCGGACGCCAGGAACTGCACGGCGAACTCCTCGAAGACGTGGAGGGCGCGCTGTGGAACTGGGACATGTTCCAGTGGATCGAGGAGGCCCCCGAGCAGCAGCGCATGATCGTCGCCATCGACCCGGCCGGTACCGCCAACAAGCGCTCCGACGAGACCGGCATCATCGTGGTCGGCGTCGGCCACGACCGGAACATCTACGTCTTCCACGACCTCTCCGGGAAGTACAGCCCGGAGGGGTGGGCGAGCAAGGCCAACCGTGAGTACGAGGAGGACGCCTGTGACGCCATCGTCTACGAGAACACCTACGGCAAGGACATGGTCACCTTCACCCTCGAAAACTCGGGCTACAAGGGGGCTCGCCTCATCGGTGTCGACTCCCGCCGAGGTAAGGCGATTAGGGCCGAACCCGTTGTGGCTCTCTATGAGAAGCGCCGCGTGTTCCACGTTGGCAAGCAGGGTGACCTGTCCGACCTGGAGGACGAACTCACCTCCTGGGTTCCTACTGGACGTTTCCCTTCCCCGAACCGACTGGACGCTCTCGTCCACGGCATCACCGAAGTAGCGAAGTTCGCCAGTCCGGCGTCCTTCGCAGACCCCACCACGATCCTCAGGGACTACGGTCACCTGGGGATCGTCCCACCGTTCGGAGACTACCTGTGAGCACGTTCGAGTGGGTGGCCGTGGCAGTCGTCACGATCACCTCCGCCGCCCGCATCACCCGCCTCGTCACCTGGGACAAGTACCCGCCGGTGGCGTGGCTGCGGAGCAAGTGGCGGTCCCTCACCAAGGACGGTGAGTGGTCGATCATGCTGGAGTGTCCGTACTGCTTCTCGATGTACGTGGCCCCGGCTGTCCTACTCTGGGGGTGGTTCACAGAGTTCGACACGGTGTGGTGGCTGATCAACGGGTCACTCGGAGCGGCCTACCTGGCTGCGATCATGGTCCGGTTCGACGGCGACGACGACTGACGGAGTAGGACATGGCAGGACGTACCCCGAGGAAGAAGACCGAGGCGGTCATCCCGACCAACGCGCTCGTCGCCTCCGCCACCCGCTACACGGGCAAGGCAGCCCGCATCTACCAGGGCAACAAGGACTGGCAGAAGGAGGCGTACCGCCACTTCGCCATCTGCGGTGAGGCCCGCTTCGCCGCCAAGTTCTTCGGCCACGCCCTCTCACGGGCCACCCTCTCTCTCGTCACCCGCAAGGACGGTGAGAACGAGACGGTCACCAGCGGTGCCGGGTTCGACGCGCTGGAGGCCATGTTCGCCGGAGCCCAGGGCCAGCCCCAGATGCTCGAATCCATCGGCACCCACCTCACCATCGCCGGTGAGTGCTACATCGTCGGCCGGGAGTACCAGCCCGACGAGGAGTTCGAGGGCGACCCGCCCCTGGACGACACGATCTGGGAAGTCATCTCGATCATGGAGATGCACGTCCTGGGTGACAAGTGGACCATCAAGTACGGAAGCGTCCGGCACAAGGACGTGACGCTGGGCGACGACGACGTGGTCATCCGGGTGTGGATTCCCAACCCGGAGAAGCGCCTGGAGGCCGAGTCACCGTTCCGCTCCCTGCTCCCGATCCTCTCCGAGATCGAGTGGCTCACCCGCCACGTCTTCGCCCAGGTCCAGTCCCGGCTCGCCGGTGCGGGCATCCTGTTCGTGGACCAGAACATGACCTTCCCCGACCCGCCCGCCGTGCTCGACCAGGACGGTAACCCGGTGGCACTGCCCACCAACATGGCCGAGCGCCTGATGCTGGCCCTGGCCGACGCCATGATGAAGCCGATCACCGACCCCAGCAACCCGAGCGCGGTCATCCCCATCGTGATCGCAGCGGACGGCGAGCACATCGACAAGAACAAGTTGATGCACTTCTGGTCCGACCTGGACGAGAACTCGATGGCGCTGCGCAACGAGGCCATCACCCGGTTCGCCCGAGGCATGGACCTCCCGCCCGAGCAGGTCCTCGGGATGTCGAGCAACGACGGCACCGGCGGCGGCAGCAGCAACGGCATCAGCCACTGGGGTCAGTGGCAGATCGAAGAGTCGACGATCAAGATGCACGTCGAGCCGATGCTCGAACTGGTCGTCAACGCCATCACCGTCACCTACATCCGCCCGGCCAACGAGGGTGCGAACGAGTTCGTCACCTACAACACCGAGGCGCTGCGGCTGCGGCCCGACCGGTCGCAGGAAGCCATCGTTCTCTACAACATGGGCCTCATCAAGGGTGAGGTCGTGGTGCAGGAGAACGGCTTCGAGAAGAAGGACATGATGGACGACGAGGAGCGCCGGACGTGGCTCCTGGTCAAGATGGCCACCGGCTCCGCCACGCCCGAACAGGTGCAGGCGGCGCTGGGTATGTTGGGTGTAGAACTGGACGTGGAGGTAGTGCCGGTCAACGGTCCCCCGTCGCCCCCGGCGCTACCTCCACCCCCCTCTCTGGAGGACCTCCCTTCCCCCAAGGACCCCCCGGAGAGGGCAGCCCTCATCGCCGCTTCGGACGCTCTCGTGTTCCGGGCTCTGGAGCGGGCGGGGAACCGGCTGCGACAGACTGTCGGCAAGCCCCCCGGAGTGCCGTCGTACGAGACGCACACCTTGGTCGCCGCGAACGGCACCGCCGACAGTCTGCTGGACGACGCCTGGTCCTGTGCGCCGCAGGTGCTGGAGGGGATCGCCAACCCCGACGACGTGATCCCCGTCCTCACCGCCTACTGCAAGACCCTCTTCGCCAGCCAGCAGCCGCACACCCGTGACCTCCTCACGGCCTGGCTGGAGCGCGGAGTCCCGGCATGATAGACCTCACCGCCGACAGGGCAGCCTTCGCCTCCAAGCGCCGCAAGTCGCAGACCGACCTGGAGGAGTTGCTGCTCCCGTTCGTCCAGGAGGCGGTGGACCCCGAGCAGGAGACCGGCGTCTGGCACGAACTCCTCGAAGCGGTCGAGGCGCTCTATGTCCGGCAGTACGCCGCCGAGGGTGGCGAGGGTGAGGCCCCGGTGCTGCGGCTGCGCGAGGTCAGGGAGACGCTCCAGAAGACCACGTTCCCCCGGAACGAGAAGCAGACCGAGGAGCGGCTCACCGTCTGGCTGGCCACCTACATCCTGAGCCAGGCGACCATCGCTGCCTCTGAGACCGACCCCGAGGACCTGTTCCTCGAATGGGTCACCATGCACGACACCTCGGTGAGGACTGCGCACCGGGACACGGATGGTCAGGTCCGTCCCATCGGGGTGTCGTTCGACGTGGACGGGTCGGAGATGCCGTTCCCCGGCTGGCCCGGCGCGCCCATCGAACTGTGGATCAACTGCCGATGCACGCTACGTCCTACGCTTGCCGAGGAATCGCTCACCGCAGGAGGAACTATGTCCGAGACCGAGACCGAGCAGGTGGAGGCCACTCCCGGTGCTGTCCCCTGGTACGGGGTGCTCGCGCCTGAGGGCATCCCCTCCGGCGACAAGCGGATGTTCGCCAACAACGCGCTCCGCACCCGGCCGCTGCCGCTGCCGATGACCTGGCAGAAGTCGACCACCAGCGGTCACGACAACGCCAGCACCGTGGCCCGCATCGACCGCATCGTGCGGGTGCCGGTCGAGGACGGCTTCGAGGCGCGGGGCGTCGGGGTGTTCCTCACCAACCCCGAGGCTGACGAGGCCATCGGTCTCATCGCGGACTTCAGCCGGTACGGCGTGTCCATCGACGCCGACGACACCGCGTTCGAGTTGGACGAAGAGAACGAGATGGTCGTCTTCACCGACTCCCGTGTGGCCGGTGCCGCCATCGTCGGCATCCCCGCCTTCCACCAGGCGTTCATCGCGCTGGGCGAGCCCCCCGAGGGCTTCATGGACGGCGAGGACCTGGCGTCCGAGGGCTCCAGCCTGATGGACGAGGAGGCGCTGGTCGCCGCCCTGTCGTTCGACCGCGCCGAGGTCTTCAAGGACCTGGCCCCCGGCAAGACCGAGGACGGTCCCGGCTGGCTCACCCACCCCGTCGACACCGACCGGCTGCGCGACTACTGGGTGCGCGGCGAGGGTGCCGCCAAGATCGGCTGGGGCACCGCCGGTGACTTCAACCGCTGCCGCCTGGCGGTCGCGGAGTACGTCAAGCCCCAGTACCTCAACGGCTACTGCGCCAACCGCCACTACGACGCCCTGGGCTTCTGGCCCGGCCGTCCGGTCAGCGGCGACGTGGACGTGTTCGCGGACCGCGAGGGCGACCCTGCCGAGGCGATCAGCCTGGTGGCCAGCAACGCCGACGAGATCGTCATGCCGCACGGGTGGTTCACGATGGAGGAGCCGGACGAGATCACCCACTTCACCGTCACCGAGGAGGGCCAGGTGTTCGGCCACGCCGCTGCGTGGAACGAGTGCCACGGCGCCTTCCTCGACACTTGCGTGCTGCCGCCGAAGTCGTACACCAACTACGCCTACTACAACACCGGCCACGTCCTCACCGACCAGGGAGTGGTGGCCACCGGCAGGATCACCGTCAGCGACTCCGACAAGCACGCCCCCGACCGGATGTCGATGCGTGCGGCCATCGACCACTACGACAAGACCGGCAGCGTGGTCGCGGACGTGGTGGCAGTGGACGGCAAGCACGGCATCTGGGTGTGCGGCGCGATCCGACCGACCGCTACCCCCGAGCAGGTCTACACCCTGCGCGCCAGCGACGTGTCCGGCGACTGGCGTCAGCCCGGCTGGGGCCAGGAGAAGGAACTGATCGCCATCAAGGCCGTCAACAAGGGCGGGTTCAACACGCCCCGCGTGGCTGCCGCGATCCGCGACGGACAGGTCATCTCGCTGGTGGCGGCGGGCTACATCGCCCGTCCCCCGGAGCAGGAGCAGGCCAGGTTCGACAACGCCAGCATCGAGCGGATGGCTGACCTCCTCGCGGAGCAGGTGGCCCAGGCGCTGGAGAACCGCAAGGCACGCAAGGCCCGGATGGAAGAACTGGCACTCGCCCTGGAGGGGAGCAACTGATGGGCTGCAACTGCGGAGGGACCACCAAGGCCCAGTCCTTCATCTACACCGACCCGAAGGGGAAGCAGACGGTGTACCGCACCGAGGTCGAGGCGCGTGCGGCACAGATCAGGGACGCCCGCGCTGGCAAGGGCCAGGGTTCCTACAAGGCGAAGTAGTTTATCCGGATAAACTCAGGCGAGGTCGGGGTAGATCACGACCTTGTTGTCCGCCCGGAACGTCTGCGGCCTGTTGCCCGGCCACATCGCCTCCACCTCGAAGGTGATGGTGCCGGGCGTCAGCGTGTCAGCGGTGATCCACGACATCTGCACCACGCCGTTGGGGTCACCGATCCCAGGCCGGTCGATGAACGTCGCCCCGTTCTTCCTGCCGATCACCCGGACGGCGGTGGCGAGGGTGAAGTCCACCGGACCCCTGATGTTCGTCAGCGGGTCTCTGGCGATGATGTCCAGCACCAAGTCGGGCTCCAGGTCGCCCGTGCGAAGTTCAAGGTTGCGTGTGATCATGCCTCGATGATCGCACCCGCCAGTGCGGGGACGCTGGAAGTGTCGTCCGTGTCCGGCCGAATCACCGCGCTCACCGCAGTCGTACGGATCGAAGCCCTGCCGTCCACCAGGGTGACGATGACCTCCGGCGACTCGCCGGTGACCGCACCGACCCTGGTGATGGCGCCCACGACAGCGCCCTTGGGCGGTGGGTGCCTGCCCACCACAGAGCCGACGCGAAGGACCGTGCCGGTGACGGCGCCCTTCGCAACGCGGACGCCGGTGACACCCCCTATACGAATGAGGGCTCCGGTCACACTGCCGCCAGCGGGCTCCTTGCCGGTGACCGCACCGCTCCTGGTGAGCGCCCCCGTGATCGAGCCGCCAGCGATCCGCTTGCCCGTCACCGAGCCGACCCTGGTGAGAGTGCCGGTGATCGCACCCTTCTTCGGCGCCGAGCCGGTGACGCTCCCGACCCTGGTCAGGGTGCCGGTGACCGCAGCCTTCGGGACTCGGGTGCCGGTGACCACGCCGGTGCGGGTGACGGTGCCGATGACGCTACCGTCGTTCACACCGACCAGCGGGGCCTGGCCCGTCACCGAGCCAACCTTCGACAGCGCCCCCGTCACAGCACCGCCAGCGACACGCCTGCCGGTCACAGCGCCGACCCTCGTCACGGTCCCGGCGACAGCGCCCTTGGGCGTCCGGACACCAGTGACGGTGCCAGCCCTGGTGATGGCGCCGATCACGTAGCCCAACTCCAGGCCCATGACCACGCCAGCCCTGCTGATGGCTCCCGTCACCGCACCTGCCGGGAAGCGCTTGCCGGTGACAGAGCCAACCCTGGTGAGGGTTCCCGACACCGAGCCGTCCTGCGCACCCACCGCCGGGGTCTCGCCGACCATAGAGCCGACGCGGGAGAGCGCCCCGGCGACAGAGCCAGCCGACGCACGAGCACCCGTCACCGAGCCCACGCGGCTCAGGGTGCCACTCACAGCGCCTCGGCGGACCGTTGTGCCGGTGATGCTGCCGACGCGGCTCAGAGCGCCTGTGACAGCGCCCCTGGAGACCCGCGTACCGGTGATGCTGCCGACCTTGGAGAGGGCACCTGTGACGGCTCCCCCGGCGACCCGCTTGCCCGTGACGGACCCGACCCTGGAGATGGCCCCTGTGATCGCTCCAGCAGGGAACCTCTTGCCGGTGACCGAGCCCACCTTGGAGAGCGCGCCCGTCACTGCACCGGCAGGGAACTTCTTCCCCGTGACCGAGCCCACCCGCGAGAGGGTGCCCGACACCGAGCCCTGCTGGATTCCGCTGGTGGTGGTGGCCGAGACCACCGAGGTCCAGTTCGAGACGTTGCGCCGGTTGCCCGTCACCGAGCCCACTCGGGTGAGAGTGCCGGTCACCTCGCCCTGGCCCAGCGCCGCCAGTGCGGTCTCGTTGTACCAGACCGCACTCTGGTCGTCGTCGACCTCCTGGACGTAGACCCAGGCGAACAGCAGGCTGGTGTCGGGCTTGGTCAGCACGGAGGCGTACACCCAGGCAGGCGTGAACGCGGGCTGGGAGATCGCCACCGGAGTCGACCAGGAGCCAGCCAGCGGGCGCTCGGAGTACATCACGTCGGAGTTCGACGCCTGCGACCAGATCGCGTAGAACGTGCCGTTGCTCGGGTTGACCGCGAGACTCAGCACCGCGCCCTGGTTGCCGGTGGCTCCAGGGTCGAGCACAACCGCGCTACTGCCGACCACCTCCTCCGAGCCTGGGGTGCCGTTGGTGATCAGCGAGAAGCGGGGCAGCCCGGTGCCGTTCGCCCACAGCGCTCCGACGTACTCGTTGGTCCCGTTGTCGTAGACCTGCGGGGCCGCGTGCGGCAGAGCCACCGCGTTGACCCCGCTGGTGTCGATGCGAGTCGGTCCGGTCAGCGTGCCAGCCGAGGTCAGGCGCTTGTAGTGCAACTGGCTGGACTTGGCGTAGATGACGATGGAGGAGTTGTCGTCCGGGTTGATGATCGCCGCCGGGCCGATAGCAGCGGTGTCCAGCACGTTCTGGCTGGCCTCGACCCCGGTCGTGGAGTTCACGCTCAGGTAGGCCATGTCCGAGCCGTCGTTGAAGAACGCCCAGTGGTAGGACTGGTCGGCAGGCTTGGTGTGGCTCATGTACTGCGGCGAGCCGGTGCCGGTCCCGACCTGGTTGCGAGTCGTGATCAGCCAGGTGTCAGGGTTGGTCGCGTGGTCGCTGGTCCGGAACCGGACCCACACCGGGTAGGAGCGCTGCCACGAGAACGTCGCATAGCCGCCTGCGTCGTAGGTCAACCAACCGGACTCCAGGTCACCGATGCCCGCTTCGGAGACGCCCGGACGGTTGGCCGCGTCCATCTCGGTCCATGTCTCGCCGTCCGAGGACTTCATCATGCGCGGCTGGTTCTGCTGGCCCGCCGGGTTGTTGTTCAGGGAGCCCTCGATGACGCGGTAGCGCATCCCGTTGGTGTCCATGATCACCGGGACGTACGAGTGCGACTCCGGCTCGACGGCGTTGGTCGCGGTGCCAATGCGGGCCGGGAGGGTCACCGAGCCGTTGTCACCGGTGACCTCACCGACCTTGGAGAGCGTGCCAGTGACCTCACCACTCCGCAGCGTCTGCGGCACCAGCGGACGGACGGCGATGATGATGGCCGCGTCCCTGGTGTTCGTGGTGTCCTTGGTGAACCCGGCCGCGTCTTCCGAGGAGGCGTTCAACTGGCGGAAGGCGATGGCGCCCTGCACGCCGCCGACAGCGTCGTTCGAGATGGACCCGATCACCGCACCGGTGTAGTTGGTCGGCGCGCCCAGCATCGTGTCGAAGGTGCCAGCCGTGCTGGTCTCGCCCTGAGCCCCGACGCTGATCCACAGGGTGTCCTCAGCCGCCCACGCGCCAGGGTCGAAGGATGTGGGGTTGCTGGTGCCAGCGGTGCCACTGGTACGGCCACCGGCCTCCGGTGCGGTGGAGGCGTGTGCACCGGGGATCGACAGCAGGAACATGGTGGCGCTGCCGGTGATCGTCGCGGCCTGGGTCACCGCGAAGGTGCCCGTCTCCGAGCCCGTCGAGAACTTGTAGGCGATGCCGATGGCCATCGTGGTCGAGGTGGCGGTGTCGCCACCGACCGGCAGTTCGGTGAACCCACCCGTCCACCCGGAGAAGGCGGCGTTGGTGCCGGTGCTCGTCTGGTAGGAGATGCAGATGGCAATGAGCAGGTCGCCGGAGTTCTTCGTCAGGCTGGACAGGCTCGGGAAGGTGCGGGTCGCGGTGGTGTTCGCCTGGACGTTCGAGAGAATCCGGCCAGCCCCCGTGGTCGGGATGGTGGGGAACGTCATGCCGTCACCGTCCGCACCCGGTAGTCGTACTCGGTGGACGGGGTGCGCCCGGTGTCGGAGTAGGAACTGACCGGGTGGTCGTAGACGATGATGGCGCCGTCGCGCTCGATGTCGTAGCCGGTCGCACCGCTCATGTCGTCCCAGTTCAGGTTGATCTGGGTGCTGGAGATGGGCGTGGCCGTCAGGTTGGTCGGCACCGGCGGCAGCGGCATCTCTCCTGTCACGGCCCCCACCAGCGAGCGGGCTCCTGTCACCTCGCCGTCGTTCGGTCCGGCGCTGACGTTGGCAGCCCACACCACCGCCTGCACCAGGAGCGTCGAAGCGTCAGCGGTCCATGAGGCGGGAGCAGAGCCGACGCCGATGCCCATGCAGACCCGGCGAGCAGGAGCGGTGCCGGTGGTCAGAGTCGCACCGGACTCCGCGCGCAGCACCGTGCAGTGGGCCGTGTTCCCCACCGGGGCGCAGACCTGGACGGTGCCAGACGCCTTCTCCGTCGTCGTCACCCCGTAGTTGCCCGAGGAGCCCGAGCGCCAGGTGAACGGGTCGGAGAGACCGGCGACGATGTCGTGCCCGGTCTCGATGATGTCGTACTGCGTGGTGGCGGTCGGGTTGGTTGCTGCCGCCGTCGCCATCCGGATGTTGTTCCAAGAGGTCTCCAGGAAGACCAGCGGCACCGCCATCGTCGGGTAGGCGGTGATTGCGGTCGAGGTCGAGGAGCCCGACTCGGTGTGCACCACCACGTCGTAGACGGAGGTGTCGGTCGGGGGTGCGGAGTTCTCCGACTGCTGGGTGACCGAGTGTCCAGCGGTGGTGAGCGCGCTGACAATGATCGCGTCGTTGGCGTTCGGCGTCGGGTCGTCGTGGACGACCAGGACATCGACCATGTTCCCCTCCCCTCAGAAGCCCCTGGGGCAAGGGGAGAGGATCAGGTGGCGGTACCGGTGATGGTGATGCCGGTGACCGTGTACTCCCCAGCGGCGTTGAAGGTCTGGTCGCCGGTCAGCGGGTAGTCGCCGTAGTACGTGCCACCGGTGGGCGGGGAGCCTGAGCCAGCGGCCGACCAGAAGCCAGCGTGCGTGCACGGCCCACTCGCGGCACCGCCGGTGAACGCGAGGTCCACGGTGGCGATCATGTCGCCGTTGGCAGCCGTCACCCAGGTGATGGCCTGGCGAGCGGACAGCGCCTGGTTCGTGGTACCCGCCGCGTTCGGCTGCGCGGTGGCAAGGGACATGTGGGTGGCAGCAGCCTGCATGGCCGCAGCGCCGATGTTCTGCAAGGTGTCGTTGAGCGGCATTGTGTCTCCTCGGTCTGTCCTGGACGGAACCTAGTGTGCCTCGACTCCCCTCAGTTTGGGGAGAGACTCGCTAGGCCGAGCATAGGGCTAGAGGGAGGCCACCCTCCGAATGTCGTCGCTGAGGACGTAGACCTCGGTCAGCGTGACTGCTGGGCTGGCGCCCTGTCCGCCGGTGGTGATCGAGGCCGCGTCCGGCTCGCCTCCGTGGGAGGTGGTCCGCACGACGATCCGGATGGCGTTGCAGTCCTGGGGTACCGGCAACTTCACCGGGAACACCCACTGCTCGTCCCAGAAGGTGTCGCGCTGGGTGCCGGTGTTGTGCGAGTCCGCACCGTGCAGCATCGAGGTGGGCGTCTTGGTCACCGTGGCCCTGGTGGTCCACGCGCCGCCACCGTTGGTGGAGGTCTGGATGTCGAAGTCGGCCAGCGTCGACTGCTGCTGCCAGCCCATCCCGGCGTAGATGATCACGTGGCTCACCTGGCGGAAGACCGGGAACCTCACCGTGTAGTTCGACGGCACCGCGCCCACCGACATCTCGGCGTTGTTGTCGTAGGTCAGTTGCCACTGCCCGTCCACCGCGAGGCGCGAGCCGGTGATCCCGTCGAAGGAGCCGAACGAGTCCAGCCCGGCGAGGTTCCCCGCGTCCCGGTTGTTCAGGTCGAGGAAGGTCTTGACCGTGGCCGTGCAGCCAGCAGGCAGGGCCACCCAGGTGGGAAGTCCGCCGATGCCCACAGTGATCTCACCGTTGATGGGGTTGACCACCGTGGGCTTGCCGAACCCGTCCCGCCAGGTCACGCTGCTCGGCACCGCACCGGCCAGTTTCAGCACCATCGTGGCGTTGTCGAGGTGGCTGGTCGCCACCAGCGCCAGCGTCGAGGTGTCGTCCGCGCCGGTGTAGACGTTGCCCATGAACAGGTGCGGACCCAGCCCCTTGCCGAAGTCCATCGGACCCGAGTAGATCTTTCCGTACACCATCTCCGCCATCACCCGGACCATCTGCGCGTGCGGGTTCAGCGACTGGTCCTCGTTCATCCACCAGCCGGGGAAGCCCCAGAAGCCGTGGGACTTGTCGTACCAGAGGTTGTTGCGCTCCTTGGGGATGCCGTAGCGCTCCAGCATCAGGTGGTAAAGCATCTGCCAGCGCGCACGGCGAGGGTGGTAGACCCCGTAGACGGGGGTGAGGACGCCGAACTCCCCCTGCCAGCGGGGCATGTGCTCGACCCCGGCGGAAGTCAGCACCTCCGCGAACTTGTCCATCGTGTGGAAGCCGGTGTGGATGTCGGTGATCATGAAGTTGTAGACGTGGACCATGACCGCGTCGATGTAGTCCTTGGCCGCGACCACTGGCCCGTCGATCTTCCAGGAGTCAGCCCCGTTGGCGTTGATGCCGGTCAGCCAGCGCCACAGCGCGGAGACACCGCCCAGGCTGCCATCGGCCAGCGGCCCCCACTGGTCGTTTCCGATGTCGACGATGCTCGGCCCCATGACCTTCGCCGCAGGGTTCGCAGCCTTCACAGCGGCGTGGAACATCCGGGCGTCGTGGGCGTAGCGCGACACGTTCTTGCGCAGGTCCGGCTCGTTCTCCGGCCCCTCGTACCACAGGCACTTGTACGGCGCCGCCGAGCACGCGGTCACGACCTGCTTGACGCCGTTGTACTTGGCGACCGGGATGGTCCCGCTGGCCACAGTGACCGCGCCGTTCGAGTCCTGGTCGTTCGCCCGGTAGGTAGCCACCAGTGCGCTGTTCGCGGTGGCCTGCAAGACGGCGGTAACGGTGGCCGGGACGTTGTCGTAGACCTCCACTTCACCGTGCTCGTGAGCGACCGCGCCCGTCTCCACCAGCACCGCGTCGAGCCACGCCTGACCCGATCCGCTGTCGACGGGCACCGGCTCGAAGGTGATCTCGGTCAGTTCGGTGATCGGGGTGAAGGTCACCGACATCTTGGTCCAGGCGTTCTTGGTGGTCATGGACGCGCTGGTGTTGACCTCGGGGATGCTGAGCCGCACGTTCGGGGAGCCGGTGGGGACGTAGGCGTAGGCGCTGAGCGTGTACGTCGTGGCGGTGTCCAGTTCGAGGACGGTGTTGGTGTTCTGGGTGGTGCCACCAGCCCAGGTGCACAGCAGGGACTTGGTCCCGTGCTTGGCGACCACCGACGACTGCTCGACGGTGGCGTTGGGGTTCCAGCCCCAGGTGCCGGTGCCGGTCTCGAACGAGGCGTTCTCGGCGGAGAGCAGGTTGGTCGCGGTCGCTCCCTGGTTGAACGTGATCTTCAGCCCTGACGAGGTCCCTGCTGCCACCGTCACGGTCGTGGCACCGCGCTCCGCCACGGCCCCACTGCGGTGCATCCCGTACATCCTGTTGCCACCGAAGACGAAGCGGTCGACCGAGTCGGCCGGGAACGAGATGTAGGCGTGGCGCGGACGGGCCGCGTCAGGTCCCAGGGCATCGGCCCCCGTGGTCCAGTATTCGTTCGAGACCAACAGGCTCGCCTGGGCGTTGGCGATGCTGTCGAAACCGGAGGTCGGGTTGTCGGGGATGGTGATCTGGAGACGGCTGGTGCCGATCCCCAGCCAACCCTTCAACGCCAGGTCGGGGGACTCGCCGCCCACGGCCTGGTCCTCGGTCCGGTTCGGCCGAGGGGTGAAGCGTGCGTCGCTGGTGATCACCGAGAAGTTGGTGACGCCCCGGCTGAACCCGTACAGGGAGTCGTTCGTAGCACCGGTCAGGTAGAGCCGGTACCAGCCCACGGGCCAGCCACCGCCAGGCGCTGTGGGTGTGACGCCGGTAGCCGCCGACAGCGACCCCGTGGTGATCGTCGCGCCGGTGTAGTCCCTCACCGTCCAGGTGCCGGTGACGGCCTTGTCGAAGGTGAAGGTCGGAGTCTCCCCGACCAGGTAGATGTTGCCGCGTGTCGAGCCGCTGATCACCGCGTAGGCGCTGGGGATCGGGCTCAGCGGGAAGGCGACAGCCACGTCAGACCCAGATGTTCGTACGGGTGATTCCGGCCTGACCGGCAGAGCCAGCCACCCCGGTTCCGTTCTTCGCCCCGCCTGCGCCACCTGCGGCTGACAGCACCCCGGTCCAGCCCGTGGTGTCCGTGGTGTTCAGGACTGCCACACCGCCAGCGCCACCGCCACCGCCACCGGCGTTGGTGCCCACGGCGTTGCCGCCGTTCTCGGCGTCGGCGCGGATGTTCACCGAGCCGGTGATCCGGCGAGCGTTCACGATGACCACCTGGCCACCGTTGCCGCCCTTCCCGCCGTTGCCGCCGCCACCGCCGCCAGCGCCACCGGAGGCACCGCCTTCGAGGGGGTAGAAGTTGTTGTTGTTGGGGTTCAGCCAGTCGAAGATCGGCAGCATCCCGGTGAACGCCGAGGGGGCCGACTGCAACCAGTATTGGGTCAGGGCATTGGAGCCGAACTGGGTGTTGGTCCCGTTGGCACCGCCTCCAGCGCCACCCGACCCGGCGCCACCCGCACCCGACCCGGCGAAGGAGTTGTAGGCGCCGTTCTCCACGCCACCAGTGCCAGCGCCAGCGCCACCGGCAGGCCCGATGGAGCCAGGGCCGAAGAAGCCGAAGCGGCCGGGAGTGGTGCCGCCGGTCTCAGCGACGATGTTGCCGGTCCCCGACAGTGTGCCCAGCACGTTGATCGGCATCCCTGCCGGGCGGAGGGTGACGCCTGCACCCAGGACCAGGTCGGTGGCGTTGATCGGGTGGACAGCGGAGTAGACCGAGCCCGACTTGCTGAACGACGCATGGGTGACGGTGCCGTCGAGGACGAGGCTGCCGTGCGAGCCGGTGCCGAACCAGGCGTACTGCCCGACCGCAGGGTGGGAGTGGTCGCCGCGAGAGTAGGTGTCGTCGGAGCCTGCGCTGCCACCGGCCATGCTCGCCGGGGCCGGAGCGTCGTCCTCTGCGAGCGCGACGTTGGCGATGGAGTCCAGCACGTCGGCGCCGAAGGAGGTGGCGGTCGGCCACCAGGACCCGGCCGGGTCCGCGATGAACGTGCTGCCGGTGTGCTGGCCTGGAAGGACCAGGCTCTGCCCGCCCAGCCCTCGGATGTTGCCGGTGACCGTCACGTCGTTGATCGAGGCGTCGATCTTCTCGACGCCGATCATGGAGCCACCGGCCTGGCCGGTCGGCAGCGACATGGACTTGGCCCCGCCCGAGGCGTCCACCGGAGTGTGTCGCCCGACCTGGAGCGGTCCGCTCGTGGAGGTCGTGGCCGCGACGATCATCCCGCTGCCAGCAGCAGCCAGAGCCTCGATCCCGTCGAGGTCGAGGTTGAGGTCGTCTCCCCAACTCGGGATGCCGATGACTGGGCGAACCATAAGAGCCCTCGCTTCGCAAACAGAACTGGTCGGGACCAGTGTGCCCTGGTCCCGACCAGTTTAGATACAGACGCGCCCCTGGGCGCTACGCAGCAGGAGGCGGGCTGTCGTGGTTCAGCGCACCCTGAGCCTTGGCCGTCACCCCGGTGGGGTTCCACAGGCCGTAGTGCGTGGCGACACCGATCACGAACGTCACCACCGTCGACAGCAGTGCCTGCTGCCACACGAAGTTGCTGCTGTTGATGAACTCCGTCAGGAACCCCGACACCGCCGAGAGTCCCAGGAGGAGCAGCGACTTGATGGTGGGGCTCGTGCTGGCCTTGGTCACCAGACCCACCAGGATCGGGATGAATACGCCGATCAGGAGGCTGGCCACCTGGACCGCGTCGATGGTCGTGTGCGCGGTGGGGTCGATGTCGTTGTCTAGCCCCAGCGTGGTGATGGTGTAGATGAGCATGATCTCCTACTTCCCTGAGGCCAGGAGCAGGAGCGCCTTGGCCTTGTCCTTCGCCTTGTTGAAACCGTCCCACATCCAGACGGCGGTGGCGATCTGTGGGACCAGGTTCGCACGAACGGCGTTCCAGTCGTCCTTGGTCCAGTCGACCGGTGATGGCATGTCGTCCTCCAGTTCTTTCTCCCAGGCGTAGAAGTCGTCCAGGGTCTTGTCGATGTCGGCGCGCCACTGAGCGGGCGTGCCGACCGGCCACGGGGGACGGCCCTCGTCGCCAGGGAACCACGACTTGTCGAGGTCCACGTTGTGCATCCCCGCCAGCCCGAAGGCGTGCAGGTAGTAGTCCTCGATCTGGCCGGGCACGAACACCCCGACCGGGATGGCGAGGTGCGGGTGGACCAGCGAGCACATGTGGATGTGGTCGGACCACGGCCCCTGGCTGGGCTTGCGCCACCAGGCTGCCCACCCGCACGAGCGCAGGAACCGCTGTGCCGCCGACCAGGTGAGGCCCACGATCATCACGTCCAGACAGCGGTCCTTGTCGTGGGTGCCCGCCGAGACATCCACGTCGTCGTGGTAGCAGCCCTGAATGATGATCAGCCTGGCGCTGGGGTGCTGCTTCGCCAGCCGCTGCTTCGTGTAGTCGAGGTGATTGGCGGTGGCCTTCGAGCACTGGAAGAATCCGTGGCCGGTGCTCGGCTGCGAGTAGGTGACCTTCTCGGTCAGGTCGAGGACGGTCATGCCTCCAACTCCACGTACAGACCCTCGTGGTCCGTGGTCAGGTCCGCCCTCGGGATGACCTCGTAGGCCAGCACCCTCACGCCGGGGGTGACGAACACCTCGTCCAGCGACCGCCGGTGCGGGTCGGCCAGCCTCGCGGAGGTCGCACCCACGGACCCCATCACGCTCTCCACGTACGAGGAGCCCTGGCCGACCAACTCGTTCCAGTCACCGGCTGCGACACCGGCCTGGTTCTTCTGCCTAGCCGTCCGCAACTGGCCCGCGTAGGCATCCACCTGCTTCTTGTGCTCGCGCCGGATGTGGGCGTCCATGCCGGGTGGGGGCTTGCCCAGCGTCCAAGTGTGCACGTCGATCAGCCGCCACAGCCTGCCGGTCTTCCGGTCCTCGACCAGCAACTTCGTGAGCCGTCGCTCGGGGTGCCACTTGTCACCGGGGATGGCTGCCGTGAGGAGGGGGTTGTTGCTGCCGCCCTTGATCTTCTTGAACCGGGAGCGCTTGGCGAAGATCAGGGTGCCGCTCGACGCCGGACCATCGGACTGTGGGACGAACCCCATGTTGATCCAGAAGATGGGGTTGTGCGCCAGCCGCGCTCGGGCTCGCACCCGGACGCGACCACACTCCTGGAGCATGGTGATGTTGGGCTTCTTCTGACGCCGTACGCGCCTGAACCCTCCCTCACGCAGGGACTGTCCGACATGGGTGTTCACGCACAGGATGCGGACGGGCTCGTGCTTCGACATTGGCTGCTCCCTTCCCTGTAAACATACGCCCGGCACGGCGTGTCTTCCGGCAACTCCCTGTGCGTGTGTAGAGTCACCCTCAGAACTGACTGTGGGTCTTGGAACCTGGGTCTCTGGCGCGAAGCGCACCCGACTTTCCCGTACACACCCACAGGAGCCCATCGTGGACAAGTTCAAGGACATGACCGACGAGGCCCTCGCCGCACTGCGCGTCGAGAAGAAGGCCGAGTTCGACGCACTCCGCGCCGCCGACACGTTCTCCGCAGAGGAGATCGCCAAGGGTGAGGCGCTGTTCGCGGAGATCGGGGAGATCGACGAGGAGACCCAGCGTCGCAGCACCGAGGCCGAGGAACTGGCCGGTCGCGCGCAGGCACTGAAGGACGCCTTCTCCGAGGGTGACGCCGAGCCGGAGCCCGAGGGCGACGAGGACGAGAAGGACGAGAAGGGCGAGCCCGCCGAGGGCACGGTCGAGGGCGAGACCGAGATCAACCCCGAGGACGAGGCCAAGGACAAGGTCGAGGAGGGCGCCGAGAAGGCAGCCGCCTCCGGCCGCACCGTCCGGGTCAGCGCCCGCGTCAAGGCCGCTGCCGCCAAGGGCAAGCCCGACGTGCCGGACAACGCCGAGCGCGTGTCCATCACCGTGGGCGCCGACGTAGAGGGCTTCGCCTCCGGCTCCCGGCTGGAGGGCCTGGAGCAACTGACCACGGCAGCCATCAACCGCATGAGCGGCTTCCAGGCCCCGAACGGTGACGGCGAGTCCGAGGACCTGCGCAAGTTCGCGGTCGCCGCGATCAAGCGCCCGTACCCCGAGGACCTCACCATCACCCGAGGCGCCACCGAGGACACCATGATGGAGGTCCTCTACCGGGCCTCCAACGAGAGCCGCCTCGACGGTGGAAGCCTCACCGCCGCGAACGGCTGGTGTGCCCCGAGCGAGACGCTCTACGACCTGTGTGCGCAGGAGACCGCCGAGGGCATCCTCTCGATCCCCGAGGTCAACGTGAAGCGGGGCGGCATCAAGTACACGACCGGTCCGGACTTCTCCACGATCTACTCCGGCGTCGGCTTCCTCCAGACGGAGGCCCAGGCCATCGCCGGTACCACCAAGGCGTGCTACGAGGTCCCCTGCCCGACCTTCACCGACGTGCGGCTCGACGCCATCGGCCTCTGCATCAAGGTGCCGATCCTGCTCAACGTCGGCTACCCGGAGGTCACCAACCGGATCATGTCCGGCGCGCTGATCGCCCACCAGCACAAGGTGAACGCCTCGGTCATCTCGCGGATGGTCACCCTCGCGGGTACCGCCAACGCGGTGACGGACTTCTCGTCCACCACGCAGAACACCCTGGCCGGGCTCGAACTCCTGGCGGACCGGCTCCGTCAGAAGTACGTGCTCTCCATGAACCAGACGATGGAGGTCGTCATCCCGTTCTGGGTCAAGGGCGCGATCCGGTCTGACCTCTCGCTCCGCACGGGGCAGGAGTACGACGCGGTCACCGACCAGCAGATCATGGCTCACTTCGCGGCGCGGAAGTTGAAGGTCCAGTTCGTCTACGACTGGCAGGCGCTCACCGACTACGCCACGACCGAGGGCTACCCGGCCACCTACCAGGCGCTCATCTACCCGAGCGGCACCTTCGTGAAGGGCACGACCGACGTGATCAACCTGTCGAGCGTGTACGACGCGGCCAGCCTGGCGGTGAACACCTACACCGGGCTGTTCTTCGAGGAGGGCCTGCTCGTCGCCAAGATGTGCAACGAGGCCATGCTCGTCACGCTCGCCATGTCGTCCAGCGGTCGCACCGGTATCGCCAACGTCGCGGCTGCCGGGACCGGGGCCTGATCCTCAGCAGGGGGAGGGGCTCACGAGGCCCCTCCCCCCACCTGGCCCTAGAGAGGAGACGACGTGACTGAGACCCTGATCCAGCCGACGCGGTTCTCCGTTCCCGCGATCACCCCGCGACCCGGCGAACTGCTCGACGTGGCGACCATCGTCGAGAGCGGAATCCAGTGGCTGCCGCGCGAGGGCCTGTTCGAGACCTTCAACTGCGTGCCTACCGGCAACGTGGCGACCATGCCCTGCCCGGTGGTCACCATCGCCGCGCCCGTCCAGGCTGCGTCCGGCACCGCCACCACCGGCGGCACCCTGGCAGCCACCACCTACCGAGCCGTCATCACCGCGCTGAACGCTCGCGGTGAGACGGTCAAGTCCAACGAGATCAGCCAGGCCACCACGGGCGCTACGTCCACGGTGACCTTCAACTGGGGCGCGGTCTCCGGGGCCACCGGCTACCGGGTCTACGTCACCAACGGCGCTGCCGGTACCCAGGCGAACTTCGTCCAGGTCGGAGCCGTGACCACCTACGTCATGACCGCCTACCTCCCGGCTGGCTCCCTGCCGGGCACTCCGTCCGCCACGAACACGGCAGTCGTGTCGGTCCCCAAGACCTTCTCGAACTCGGGGTTCCAGGACGGCATCCTGTTCGCCGCCTACGCGGGTCACACCTGCAAGGGGATCGGCAACGACGGTGAGGCTGAGACCGAACTCCGTCGAGTCTTCGAGGCCAACGAGTCCATCGCAGTGGAGCGCGCGATCATGCAGCAGCGCATGGTCGTCAACGGCACCGTGTGGGCTGCCGCCACCGACCTCACTCCTGTCGGTGGTGCTGTCTCGGCCAAGGCCGGGCTCGCCATCCTGGAGGGTCACGCCTCGTGGAACTACGCGGGCGTCCCGACCATCCACGCACCGCGCTCCATCGGCTCCCTCCTCACGCAGTCCAACAGCATCGAGCGGGACGGCGACGCTCTCCGGTCGGTGCTGGGTGCCAAGGTGGCAGCAGGCGGAGGCTACGAGTCCCCGAACACCGGTCCCACCGGTGCCGCGCCGGGTGCCGGAGAGAAGTGGATGTTCGCCTCCGGCGAGGTGGTCATCGCCCGGTCTGAGATCGTGCCGAAGCAAGAGATGGACCGTTCGACCAACGAGATTCTGACGCTGGTGGAGCGGATGTACGTGGCCGCAGTCGACTGCTACACGGCAGCCGTCCGAGTGAAGGTGGAGTGACATGAGTGACGAGACCGTAGAGGTTGCGTTCAGCGCCAACAACCAGGAGACGGCAGTCCTGCTCCTGGCTGCGGCGGAGGAACTGGGCCTCGACCAGGCGACCACCGTGCGGACCGGTGAGGGCAACTTCATCGTGCCGAAGGAGGTCGCGGACAAGGCGTTCGGCAAGGGCAAGACCGAGGCTGCTGACACGGCCAAGGTCCAGGCCGAGGCCGACGCTGCTGCCCTGGAGGCTGCTCTCCGCACCGCCCCCTCCAACGAGGAGGACAAGGCGGGCTACGACGAGAAGCCCAAGGCAGCGAAGAAGACCACGGCCCCGGCCAAGAAGGCTGCGGCCAAGAAGTCCACGGCGAAGTAGGAGATAGCCAATGCCTGACACCAGCGCACCCTTCTCACTCGTTCGCGGACGGGTGATGCGGGCCACCAAGGTGGACGCCTGCGGGAACGTGGTCCTCGGACCCGACTCGAAGGTCACCTCGAAGGGGTTCATCTCCGTCGACCTGACGGCGAACACCGAGGCAGGCACCGCGATCTCTGTGACGAACGCCAACAACGACGTGTGCATCCTCGACGAGCCTCCGGCAGCCTTCACCGGCTACGGGGTCGTCGTGAACTTCTGCGGCGTGGACCCCGACCTCATCCGGCTCATGACTGGCCAGCAGATGGTCATGGACGCGGCGGGCACCCTCGGTGTCGGCTTCCGGGTCAACAGCAAGGTGGACCTCTCCGGGGTCGGCTTCGCTCTGGAGGTCTGGTCCGTGGTCCCGGCCGCAGCCTGCGTCCCTGGCTCGGCTGGGAACTACGGCTACGTCCTGCTCCCGTTCATCAAGGGCGGGTACCTCGGTGACTTCTCCATCGCCAACGACGCGGTCAACTTCACCCTCTCCGGTGCGGTGACCAAGGACGGGAACGCCTGGGGAGTCGGCCCGAACAACGTCACCACCAACGTGGCTGGCAACCCGGCCCCGCTGAACCTGGCGATGGACGACACCGACCACCTGCACGTCGAGAAGGTCAGTGTGGCACCGCCGACTCCGGTCAACGGCGCCACCGCAGTGGGCGTCCCCGCCACCGGCGCGACCGCCGGTGTTCCGGGCGCGTTCACACCGGCCAACTCCTACGCACCGCTGAACCTGGCGGGCATGACCGGCATCACGGCCTCCCCCGGCACCAACTGGACCGTGGGCCAGCGGGTCCTGCTGCGCGACGGGACGTTCGCACACTGGAACGGCACCATCTGGGTGGCTGGAGCCCACCCGTAGGCCAGCCAGGAAGACCTCCAGGGGGTGGAGGGCAACGGAGGAGCCTCGATCTGCCCGGATCGAGGCTCCTCGTCTGAGAAGGTGGAGCCATGAGTGAACCGATCCCCGAGTTCGGCGGCTGCCTGTGGCCGACCGACCCCGCCTGCTTCGACGACGAGTGGCAGGCGATGGACGAGGCCATCCGAAACAGGGCGCTGGCGTACGCCTCGTCCACGCTGGAGCGCCTCACAGGGCGTCAGGTAGGTCATTGCCCCGTCACCGTCCGCCCGATCCTCCAGACGGCATCCTGCTTCATCCCGTTCGAGGGCACGGCCTGGCTCCACCCCGGTGTGAACGTCTTCGGCAACTGGGTGAACAACTGCGGCTACGTCAGCGGCTACCCCGGTGGCCCCTCCGCCGTCCAACTGCCCTTCCCCATCGGCCGCGTCGACCAGGTGAAGATCAACGGTGGCGTGGTCGCCCCCGCCGACTACTGGGTGCAGTCCAACCAGTTCCTCCGGCTGGCCTCCAGCATCACGCCGCCCACCATGCAGGACCTGAGTAAGCCCGACACCGAGCCCGGCACGTTCAGCGTCACCTACCTCAACGCCTGGCCGGTGGACGCCCTCGGTGCCAACGCCGCAGCCCTGCTGGCGGTGGAGTTCGCCAAGGCGTGCGCTGGTGAGGAGTGCGACCTGCCCAGCGGGGTCACGCAGATCGTCCGCCAGGGCATCTCCATGACCATCGACACCGGGTCCTTCACCGATGGCAAGACCGGCATCCAGGCCGTGGACTCCTTCATCGCGCTCTGGAACCCCAAGGGCCTGACCCGTGGGGCCAGCGTCTGGTCGCCCGACACTCCCAGGGTTGCCTGGTGAGCGCTCTCGCTGACGCGCTCAACGAGCAGTTGCTCGACCTGGCCGCGTGCCTGTGCAGCCAGATCGAGGAGGAGGACCTGCCCGAGCCCTGCTACTGCGGGGTGGTGCCCGGTGACGCGGTGGCCGTGGACTACGTGACCATGAACTGCGGCAGGAAGAACGGGCTCGCGTTCGTCCGGCTCGCCCAGGTGTACCCGGCCAGCCGGGTGGGCGTGGTCAACCAGACCCTCAACAACTGCTCGGCAGGGATCGGCGTCGAGGCCGAGGTCGGGATCATCCGCAGAGCACCCGCCTGGGGAAAGAAGGGCGAGCCGCCCACCGACGCCGCCAACCTCGCCGGGTCCAACCTCCTGGTCGACGACATGGCCGCGATCCTGGCCGCGATCCAGTGCTGCTTCGGCAACCCCACCGACCCCACCAAGCAGATCGACCACATCGTGCAGACCTACCGCCCCACCATCCTGGGCGGTGCGCTCGGCGGGTCCTTCGTGGTCATGTGGGCCTACTGATGCACCTCGAACTCATCGCCACCGAGGTCCACGACGAGGTGCTGTTCGTGCCCGGTGGAGAGATCAGCCGGTGGGTCTACGGCGTCGCCAGCGAACTGCACTTCTACACGCTGAACGAGGCCCCCATGAACAAGCGGCCGAACAAGACCAGCAACTCCCCGCCACCGGGCCACCTCATCTCCATGCTCAACAGCGACGTGACCCAGGTGGGCAAGGTCTTCGACATCGTGGAGCGCTCCCGTGCCTCCTACTCGCGCTACGTCATCGAGGGCACCGGCACCATCTACGCCCGCAGTCCTGACCGCAAGGGCTTCGCCACCGCAGGTGAGGGCGGCGGTGCCATGTACCTGCCCGCCAACCCCGGCTACGGCCGAGGGCGGTGGCGGCAGCGCGTCCGTGGCCAGAGCGCGAACAACTTCCTGGGCAGGGCCTACGACCTCACAGCCAGGACACACCCGGCCTTGAAGGGCATCTCGATGGAGTGACGTTTATCCGGATAAACGTGACTCCCCCAACACGCTGAGAGTAGATCGCCGGCACTCGCACTGCCTATCCTCTGTGAGGACAGTTACCACCCCCACCGAGGAGAACCATGAAGCAGTTCGAGACAGCCGTCCGGGCAGCCGAGGCCGAGGACGACAAGCCGGACCTGGAGTTCGACCTGGACGGCGTGATGTGCCAGGCGTACTACCCAGGCGACGGGCAGTTGGCCTTCCTGATGGCCAGCACCGGCAGACACCAGCCCTCCTCCGAGCGAGTAGCCGGACTGGTCAACTTCTTCGTCGCCGTGCTCGACGACGACTCCCACTCCCTCATCGTCAACCGGCTCCTCGACCGCGAGGACACCTTCGGCCTGGAGGAGATTCAGAACATCTTCGAGTGGATGGTCGAGGAGTGGTCTGGCCGCCCTACCAAGCAGCCCTCCGACTTTCAATCATCACAGCGGAGTGCTGGCCAGACCTCGAAGCGTCGTACCCCGGTCAAGCGCTGATCCACCTACCCCTGCACCGTCTCTTCAACCTGGTCTACGTCTGGTGCATCAACAGACTCGCCCAGGGTGAAGGCGGCAAGGAGAGAGTCGAGGAGTGGAAGATGGACCTGATGGCACCGCTCGACCCGGACGCTCCGCCCTCTGAGGAGGAACTGGAAGCCGAAGGTGACCTGTTCATGAACAGCCTGGCCCAGTTCGGAGGAGGCAAGTAGTTGCCCATCGGTGGTGAGAACGTCGGCACCGCGTACGTCCGCATCCTGGCGGACGGCGGTGACCTCGACGACTCCATTGCCGACCAGATGGACAACATCGACTGGGACAAGATGGGTCGGAAGTCCTCCAAGGAGTGGTCCGAGGGCTTCGAGGACGAGCAGAAGAAGGCCCCCAACCAGACCAAGTTGCGGGACGCCATCGCTGGGACCCTGGCACGTGGGGACTGGCTCACCCAGACCTTCTTCCGCAGCAAGAACTGGACCAACTTCCGGTCCTCGATGGAGAAGGAGTTCGGTGACGCCGGGAAGTTGGCGGCGCAGAGCCTGGAGGAGGACCTGTTCAACGGGCTCGACTTCGACGGGCTCGACCGGCGGCTCGACAACCTGACCGCCGACCTGGTCAAGGCCCGCAAGACCCTGGACGCCCAACTGAGCAAGCAGACCCAGCAGACCCTCGACGAGGCGTACGCCATGAACGTCGAGTTCAACAAGCGAGTGCTCGCCGCCGAGGTCAAGTTGCGGCAGGACCGGGACAAGCAGTGGGACCTGCACCTGAGCACCGTCCAGGACACCCTCGACGAGGCGTACGCCATGAACGTCGAGTTCAACAAGCGGGTCGACGAGGACGAGGTCAAGTTGCGTCTGGACCGGGACAAGCAGTGGGACCTGCACCTGAGCACCGTCCAGGACACCCTCGAAGAGGCGTACCGGATGAACGTCGACTTCAACAAGCGGGTCACCGAGGAGGAGCGGCAACTGCGTCTGGACCGGGACAAGCAGTTGGACATCCACCTCCAGCGCACCCGTGCGTACTACGAGGAGGCGTACGACCTCAACGCCAAGTTTGACAAGGCGTCCCACGAGGCGCTGCGGCGCCAGGCCATCGACCACCAGCACCTGCACCCGATCCTGCGCCAGACCATCCGAACCAGCGACCGGCTCACCGAGTCCATCGCGCGGGTGTTCGGCAAGGGCTCGCGGTCCGAGTTCCTCAACGTCTTCGGCCGCTCCGTGGGCGCGCTCTCCTCGCTGCTGGTGCTGCCGCTGAAGGCGTTCTCCGGTCTGCTGTCCATCGGCGGCAAGGTCAGCGACATGTTCGAGGGTGGCTTCAGCAAGGGGATCGTGAAGTTGACTGCCTCCTTCGGCCTGCTCGCCGTGGGCGCTGCCGGTCTGACCGTTCTGCTCGGTGGAGTGTTCGTCGCCGTGGGGGTGCTGACCTCAGCCTTGTTGTCCCTGGCCGGTGCCGCCGTCGCCGTCGCCTCCTCCCTCACGTTCGCCCTGGCCGGTGGAGCCGTTGTGGCCCTGGGTGCCCTGGTCCCGCTGGCTGCTGGGATCGGTGTGGCCACCCTGGCGATCATGAACATGGACGAGGAGACCAAGAAGGCGTTCGACGGCATCGGCAAGTCCTTCAAGGCTCTGGGCACAGACGCTGCTGGCAACATCTTCAACTCGGCAGCCAAGGACGCGGAGGCCCTGGAGGAGGCGGTCAAGGGACTGTCGGTCATCACCGGTCCCGTGTCGAAGGCGCTCGGTGGGCTGCTGGACGAGTTCATCGACTCCCTCTCCGACCCGGCCCTGGTCAACTTCCAGGCGTTCCTGGGCCGCACCCTGCCCGGCATGGTCACCTCCCTGGGTCACATCGTGGGCAACTTCGGTGAGATTTTCATGGGCATCTGGATCGCCATCACCCCCTTCGTGCAGCGCTTCCTCGACTGGTTCAGCCAGGTCACCCAGGAGTTCGCCAACTGGGTCAACTCGGCCGAGGGGAAGAACACCATCCGCCAGTTCCTGGAGGACGCCTTCGACTCGGCGGAGTCCCTGGGTGGGGCGCTGGAGGAGATCATCGGGCTCATCGGTGACCTCTTCGGGGTCAGCCGGGAGACCGGTGACAGCATCTTCGACACCCTGGCCGGAAAGGTCGAGGAGTGGCGGGCGGCGCTGAACCGGGCCAAGGAGGACGGCGTCATCCAGCAGTGGTTCAGAGACGCCAAGGAGACCACCGATGAGATCGGCCGGATGGTCGAGGCCATCGGCAAGTTCGCTGACGCTATGGACACCCCGGAGAACCGGGAGACCGTCCGTCAACTGACGGGCCTGTTCGACGACCTGCTCCTGATCATCGAGACCCTGGCCCCGGTCTTTGTCTCCGCCTTCCACTCGATGGGTATCGCCATCGAGCCCGTTGCCACCGCCATCCGCCAGACCAAGGCAGCCTTCAAGGACTTCGGTGGGACCGTCCGCACCATCTACAACTCGATGATCGGACCCGCCTTCTCCCAGATTCTGAAGGCCATCGGTGGAGTGCTCGGAAAGATGGGCGACCTGTTCGGGGCGCTGGCCTCCGTCAAGGGCGCCCCCGACTGGATCGGCAAGACCGCTGACGCCCTTCACGGGGCCGAGGACCAGACCAACCAACTGGCCGACGCCATCCGAACCATCCCCGACGCCGACATCAAGGTCACCGGTCCCAGCGACGCCACCATCAACAAGATCGAGGCCCAACTGGCTGGCCTGTCCCGCCCGCGTACCGCCACGATCACCGTCAACACCCTGCTGACCGGTCACCCCGGCCCTGGTGCTGGCGGTCAGGACGACCGTGGCGTCACCGCCGTGACCACCCCCACCACCAGCAACCCCGGCGGCAAGCCCACCACTGGACAGGGTGGCAACAGCAGGACGGTCAACGCCAACGGCTGGCAGATCGTCACTCCCACCAAGGACCCCGAGGCCGTCGCCGCAGAGGTCCTCAACCGCCTCGCAGGCGCAGGATACTGAGGAGCACGAGATGGCCTGGCCTGGATGGTTCCAGTTCGACGGCAGCGAGAGTGCTAGTGTCCTGCCATGCGTAACTGTACCCATCCAGGCTGCGACCGCCCCTACCGACGCAGCGGCTACTGCTCATCCCACGCTCGGCAGTTCCGCCAGTGGGGGAAGACGTTCGATCTCACCAGCACGGGCAGAGCGATGCACCGGTGCCAAGAGCCTGAGTGTGACGAGGTGGCCACGGGGTTCTGCGAGAAGCACATGCCCGAGTGTGCAGCGGTCGGTTGCAGCGACCCTCGTCGCTCCCACTTGGCCACCTACTGCGAGGTGCACCACAAGCGGAACTACTTCCTCCACCGGAACTTCAACATCTCTCTCCCAGAAGTCGAGGAGATGCTGGACCAGCAAGACAACCGGTGCGCGATCTGTCGCCGGAACGGTCCGGCGACACTGCACCTCGACCACTGTCACGAGACCGGTCGGATTCGTGGCCTACTCTGTGGCAACTGCAACAGAGGAATCGGGCTCCTTGCCCACGACCCAGAGGTACTGCGGCGAGCAGCCGACTACCTCGCGTAGGGGGTGAGTTGGAACTATGGCATGGACAGGCTGGTTCCAGTTTTGACGGCTCAGAGATCATCAACGCCCAGCGGACCGAGCAGTACGCCGCCAACCTGCGGCTGCCCTGGTTCAAGCCGGTCTACAAGAACGACTCGCTGGGGTACATGCTCGGGGACGACGTTGCCTACCGCACCCCGCTGCTCGACAACGCCCCCTGGATGGACAACGACGCCGATGAGAGCGCCGACTTCCTCGGCCTCTACCCGCTCGACGTGGTGGGCATCGAGGCGTCCTCACGGCAGGCCAGCATCATCGAGTCCACCCGCAACGGCGGTGCCGTACGCGGGGTCCGGCACGGCACCAAGTCCATCGTGTTCAGCGCGGTGCTCATCGCCCTCTCCGAGGACGGGGTGGAGTACGGCCACCGCTGGTTGAAGCAGGTCCTCAACGGTGCGCCCTGCGTCAGCGGGGACTGCGGTGGGGGCGCCCTGTGCTACCTGTCGGCCGAGCCCAACATGGAGATTCCCCAGCCCACGGACGGCTACACCATCGGGTACGAGGAGGTCAGCGGGTACGGCGACGGGCTCTACGGCGACGGCCCCTACGGTGGCAGCAACGTCGTCATGGTTCCGCCGCAGCAGCAGTCCTTCTTCGACCCGACCCCCTGCCTGGACCCGCTGATGCGGTCCTTCCGGGACGTGACCGTCACCTCCGGCCCCCTCGTGACCAGCAAGATGAAGTTGTCGGACGGCTCCCACGCCTGGGCTGTCACCTTCACCGCCACCGCCTCCAACCCCTACGAGTTCGGCCGCGAGGTGGCCGTGATCGAGGGCTTTCTAGACCCTGCGGTGGACGTGCCCTGGGCTGAGGGGATCGTGCCCGGCTCCTACGACGCGCTGGGCACGGTGTACGACGAGGTCCCCTGCTACGACGCCGTGCCCGGCCCGGTCTACGACCCGCTGTGCCCGGCCCTGATCCCGCCACCGGCTCCGGCCGACGTGCCGCTCGGGTGCTACACCGCCCCGGCGAACTGGCACCGCCGTCAGATCACCATCCCGAAGGAGAACATCCCCCTGTGGGGCGACGTGCTCCCGATCATCCGCGTCCACGCCAGGGACGCCGAGGTGCGAGCCCTGCGGTTGCGGTTCTACACCGACGTGGACGAGACCGGCGACCCCAACGTGGACCCGTGCTCCTTCTGCGGGGACATCGTGCTGTCCTACATCCCCAGGGGCGGCACGCTGGTGTTCGACGCCGCCTCCGAGGCCATCTACGTGGAGACCCCCAATGCCAGCCGCCGTGCCGACTCCCTGGTGTTCAGCACCGAGGGCAAGCCCTTCGACTGGCCCGCGCTCACCTGCGGGTTCGGCTACATCGTCACCTTCGACACCACCCAGACCCAGGCGCCGCCGATCATCGACCTCTCGCTCATCTCGCGGGTGATCTGACTTGCCCAGCGAGACGTTTGACTTCACCGGAGGTTGGCAGAAGTTCCGCGTTCCCGACGATGTCCAGGAGATCGACATCGACGTGCGCGGAGCAGGCTCCGGCGTCAACCACGGCGGTCGCATGACGGCCACCATGAACGTCAACCCCCGCCAGGAACTCTGGCTGATGGTCGGGCGGGAGGGGAAGTCCCGCAACGGGCACCAGGGCGGTGGCGACGCCTGGGGCGGTGGCGCACGAGGCGGCGACGGACGCGGTGGCGGTACCCAGGGCGGCAACGGTGGCGGTGGCGCGAGCGCCATCCGCAAGGGCTCGCACGACGGCACCATTGCAGCGGTCGCCGGTGGCGCTGGCGGTAACTCCGGGGACGGCGGCAAGGGTGGCGACGGCGGAGGCAACAACGGCGAGAACGGGTCCAACGGCAACGCGGGCTCTGGCGGCACCACGGTCGCCAGGGGCGGCTCGCAGGACGGCGGTGGGGCTGGAGGCCGCTCGTCTCGTGGCGGCTACTGGACGGGCCAGGACGCGCCTGACGTGAAGTTGGCCCAGGGCGGCGTGGGCGCCTCGGCCAACAGGGACAAGACTGACGGCGGCGGTGGCGGCGGCGGTGGCTACTACTCCGGTGGTGGTGGCCAAGCCTCAGCCCCCGGCTTCACCCCTGGTGGCGGTGGCGGTGGTGGCTCGAACTACCGGGGCGGCTCGCTGTCCAACGTCGAGTTCATCCGAGGCGGCGGCGGCATCGGCAACGGCCGGATCATCCTGTCGTGGAAGCCCCCGACCGTCGACATCACCCCGCCTCCTCCGCCGAGCAACCTGAACTTCACCGGTCTGGTCATCGACAACGAGACTCCGACCCGCATCTTCGTGAACACCGTCAACCTGCTCATGGAGACCCCGGAGACTAACGACGCCTGGCTCCGTCCCATCGTTCGGTGGGGCAAGACGTGGGACTTCTCCGACGCCATCACGGTGGTCGGGGAGCGCGCCATCCCCGGCGTCATGACCTGGGCCACGCTGGCAGGGCTCGCGCCCAACACCCTGTACTACGTCCGAGCCTGGCTCCAGGACCCGGCCGGGCACATCTCGGAGTCCTACAACCAGGCGTCCTTCTGGACCAACCGTCCGCCTGAGCCGCCGGAACTGGTGGACCCCAGCGAGAACCGCCAGTTCTCCGAGGTCGAGAACATCACCTTCAACTGGAAGCACGTAGACCCGGACGACCCGGACGCGATGCGCACGTGGGAGTTCCACTGGCGGCAGATTCCTTTCCCCGGCTCACCGCAGACGGAGTGGCAGCCCTCGATCTTCGGAGAGGGAGCCGACCTGCCCGGCAACAACAAGTCCATCGTGCTCGACGCGGGGACCTTCCAGGGCAACCGGTTCTACGAGTGGACCGTTCGCACGATGGACGGTGCCGGGGTATGGGGCGACTGGGCTCGGCCCAACTCGCTGTACGTCATCAGCGAGACGATGCCTCCGCGCCTCACCTTCCCCATCAACGACGAGGCTGCCATCGGTGAGGACCCGCTGTTCATGCGGTGGGTGTTCGTCGACCCCGAGGCCGGGTCCACCCAGCAGAAGGCGGACCTGCGCTACCGGGCGGTGGGCACCATCGACTGGATCACCCTGTACGGCGAGCCCGACCCCGGCCAGCCCGGACCCATCCAGGAGTGGGTCATTCCGAACGGCACGTTCCAGCCCGGCTACCGCTACGAGTGGTCGGTCCGGACCTACAACGAGGACGGGTTCGACTCGGACTGGGCAGAGCCCAAGACCTTCTGGGCGGTCGAGCGTCCAGGCACCGGGCTGAACGTCGTCATCGGACTGGAGCCCCGGCCCGAGATGCCCCCACTGGGGTGCGGGGTGAACCGGTTCTTCATCTACGACCGGGGTGGCGAGGTGTTCCGTGGGGAACTTACCCCGATCCAGCAGTTCTCCTACGGCCGGAAGCGTGACGACATCTCCTCCTGCACCCTCGCGCTGAACGGCTTCGGCAAGGACTGCGGGGAACTGCTCTCGCAACTGCGCACCTGGATGCACGAGATCGTGGTGTTCCGTGATGGCAAGCGGGTCTGGGAAGGGCCGATCAGCCGCATCGACCTCGGTGTGGGCGAGGCGGAGATCGAGGCCAAGGACGTGATGAACTACGTCTACCGCCGGATCATGCGCCAGGGCTACAACGACACCGCGAAGTACCACCCGGAGACCGACTCCGTCTCAGGTGGGTACTCGGTGGTGAAGCGCGCCACCTCCATCGTCATGAACTGCCTGGCCTACGACGACCCCAACGTCTTGAAGTGGATGACCGCGCTCGACCACAGCGACGACGCGATCCAGCACCGGGCCGTCCCCGACTACTCGAAGATGGCGTGGGAGGAGATCGACGACATGGCTGCCCACGCCGGTCTCGACTACACGGTCTCCGGTCGGCGCATCATGTTCTGGGACACCCACCGCCCCATCGGTCGCCTGCCCGAGATGAGGGACGGGCACTTCTCCGAGCCGCCCCGCATCACGGAGTACGGGATGCAGTTGGCCAACCACCTCGGCACCACCAACGGCCAGGGTGTGTACGGCGTCGCGGAGCGAGGCATGAGCCCCGGTGGTGGGGTGCCGCCGTTCTACGGCTGGGTCGAGCAGTTGATCAGCGCGTACGGCGAGACCGAGGGCACCGCCCCCGAGGCGCTGACCCGTGCCGCCCGTGCCGAACTGGAGCAGGTGCTCGCCCGGCAGAGTGACCGGAACATCGCCGGGCGCTGGCCCGCACCGGTGATCGTGCGCGTCCCCGACAACGCCTACCTCAACCCGGACATCCAGGTCTCGTTCGACCACCTCATCCCCGGCGTGTGGATTCCGGTCCGGGCGGTGGGCACCGTGCGCGAGGTGGCCCAGTGGCAGAAGTTGGACTCGGTGACCGTCACCCAGCAGGGTGGCGACGAGGAGAAGATCGCGGTCGTCATGAGCCCTGCCCCCAACGACGGGCTCGACCCCGACGCCGACGCTGCCTCCGAGGAGGGCTGATGACCAACCGAATCCCCCAGGGGGCGGACGGGTGGATGCGTGACATGGAGCGCCGGATGATGGCGGTCGAGCGCAGGCCCGTGTTCGCTCTCGGGTCGCTCGGTCCCAACATCGCCCCGATGGCGAAGCAGATCGTCGACTGGAACTCCGACGAGGCCATGCTCAACGGGTGGGTGTGGACCGACATCAACAGCCTGAACGGTCCCAACCAGACCCGTGTCTGGATCGGCATGTCCATCAACACCACGGTGGGTCACGGGATGCAGTTGGCCTGGTCGCACGACGAGACCCTGCTGGCCCCCCAGCAGTACGTGAGGACCTACCACAAGACCGACCTCGGGGCGATCCCACTGTTCTCGGCGTGGACCCTGGTGTGAGGTCCCCGTAAACACCACCTGACGTGGTTCACTGGTCGCGCAGGACGGCCACCCACGTTTATCCGGATAAACCAGGGCGGAGCCCAGACGGAGGAGGAACCGTGGCGAAGAAGTGCGGCTGTGCGTCGAACAAGTGCTCGTGCAAGATCGAGGGCGGCAACGGCATCGTCGTCCAGGGCACCGGCACCGACTCCGCCCCCTACATCATCTCCGCCGATGGCACCGGCACCGTCCTCACGGTCGAGGACACCCCCACCGTCAACCTCACCCTCACCGGTGACGGCTCCGTCGAGGCCCCCTACCTGATCAGCGCTGTCGGCGCGCCAGGCACGGTCACGGTGAACGTCCAGCACTTCACCGGCTCCGGCACCTGGACCAAGCCCGGTGGCGTGACCACCGTCCTGGTCAAGGCGGTCGGCGGCGGCGGCGGAGGGGGCGGCGGCGCTCGTCAGACCGGCACCGGCACTCTGTACTACGGCGGCAGGGGCGGCGGCGGCGGCGGGTACACCGAGCAGACCCTGTCGGCCGCAGACATGGGGGCCACGGTCGCCGTGACCATCGGCGCCGGTGGCACAGCGGGCTCAGGCGGCACGACACCCACCATCGGTGGCGACGGCGGCAACACCACCTTCGGTGCCTTCCTCACCGCCCAGGGAGGCAAGGGCGGAGCGGTCGGCACGACCACGCCCACTCCCGCTGCGCTCGGTGGGTGGGGCTCGACCGCCGGGGCCTCCACGGACGGCGGCAACGGCATCGGCGCGGCTGGCGGTGGCGGAGGTGGGACCTCGGACGGCACCACCAACGGCGCAGGCGCCGTGGGCGGCACGGCGTTCAGCAGCGGCTCGACCGGGGGGACGGGCGGAACGGCCCCTGGAGGGGCTGGCGGAGCAGCGACGGCATCATCCTCCAGCGCGACCGCAGGAGGCGGTGGAGGTGGCGGTGGCGGTGGGCACACAGGCACTGGTGGCGTCGGCGGGGTCGGCGTACGAGGCGGAGGCGGCGGAGGGGGCGGTGCCGGGGTCGGGGCGTCGTCCAGCGCTGGCGCCGGTGGCGTCGGTGGCGCTGGCCGCATGACAGTGATCGCGTGGTGACCCGTGGGTGAGCGCTGCGGCTGCGTGTCCCGAGAGTGCACGTGCGGAGTCTTCGAGGGCGACGGCATCATCATCACCGGGACCGGCAACGAGACCAACCCTCACATCGTCGAGGTAGGACCCACCTCCACCAAGATGGTCGGCGTCCCCTCGTCCTACGTGGACGTAGTCGTGACCGGTGCGGGTACGGCTCCGTCCCCCTACCTGATCAAGATGAACAAGAGCCTGCTCTCCCCGCCTGCTGCCCCCATCGCGGTCCGGACCTTTCTCGCCGCAGGCACCGCCAACATCGTCAAGCCCACCGGCTGCACGCTGGTCGAGATCGTGCTGATCGGCGGCGGCGCCGGTGGACAGGGCGGCGGGGGCGACCAAGCCGGGGGCAGGGGTGGGTCCGGTGGCGGCAGGCTGGCCACCACCATCCCAGTGTCCTCGGCGCAGTTCGACTGCACCGTCCAGGTGGGCAGTGGCGGCACGGGCGGTACCGGTGGCACTGGTGGCGTTGGCTCCGGCAGTGCTGGGGGCGACACGACACTGACGCTGGCCGACCCGGCAGGGACCTTCTCGTTGAAGGCCACCGGCGCACAGCCTGTCCAGGGTGCGGGCCTCGGCTCCCCTGGGCTGGGCTCGCTCCACGGTCAGCCGATCACCAGCAGCAAGTACGTCCCGCCGGTGGGCGACCTCCAAGCCGGTGCCGGGGGCTGGGGAGCCACCAGCAACATCCTCACCGGCGGTCCCTCCCGCGCTCCTCGCGGCGGCGGCAAGCACGCCCAGTTCCTCACCGGCCGGGTCAACCTGATCAAGAACCCCAACTTCGACTACGGCCTGACCGGGTGGCAGAACCGGACCAACGCCTCTCTTGTCTGGCGCACCAGTGACGGCGCCTCTAGTCCTGGTCCCGGCATCGAGTGCTTGGAGGTGACGGTCGTTGCCAACGGCTTCAGCGAGATCGAGCAGATCGAGACCGGCCAGAACGCCATCCGCATCATCCCCGGCCAGCCGCTGACGCTCCAGGCCAAGTTCTGGACTGCCAACGCTGGGCGCCAGTGGCGTCTCGGCCTCGGCTACTTCTCAGCCGCCGGTGTCGCCATCGGCACCTTCGGCGTCAGCGGCTCGATGGCCCAGAACTCCTGGACCATGCCGACGTGGACCCACGGGAACGTGCCAGCCGACGCAGCGTACGCACGAGCGCTCATCGGGGTGGACCTCGGCCTGGCCGGTGAGACGTGGAGGCTCGACCACGTGTTCCTGGAGCAGGGAGCCGTGTCTCCCCTCGACTACTTCGACGGCGACTTCCCCAACTCCGGCACCATCACCTACGACTGGGCTGGGGCCAACGCGGGTGGCAGTCCCAGCACGGCCTACTCCGAGGACGTGAGCAAGACGCTCGCCGCACGGGGTGGCGGGATCGGTGGCGACGGCGGCAACCTGAACGGCCCCGGCTACAACGGGAACGGTCCCGGTGCTGGTGGTGGGGGTGGTGGGGGTAGCACCTCGCCTGGCGTGGCCGGAGGTACCGGCGGACGTGGTGGCGACGGCGCTGCCTGGATCATCTTCTACTGAGGAGGACAACATGGCTCGATGCTGCGGGGGTTCTCCTCGTACCAACATCGAAGGTGGGCAGAACATCCTGGTCACCGGGATCGGGACGCTCGACGACCCGTTCGTGATCGCCACCGACCTGTCGATGCTGGCACTCGACAACGACGTGTTCGACGTGACCATCGGCGGGTCCGGCACCATCGCCTCGCCGTGGACCATCGGCGTGGCGTTCGCTGCCACCGCTGACCTGAACGACCTGCCCGACGTGGACGCACCCACCCCGACCAACGGCCAGGTGCTCGCCTGGAACGCCGGGGCCGGGCTGTGGCAGCCGGTCGCTCCCACCACCGCCGCCGCTGGCTCCGTCATCCACAACACCTCGCTCACCGGTGACGGCTCGGTCGGCTCCCCTCTCGCGGTCGCTGTCGACGCGGCCCGGTACATCCAGTCCACCGCCTCCGGCGTGGGGATCAACGACGCCGGGATCAACCAGTTGGTGCGCACCTTCGCCGACGACGCCGCTCGCACCGCAGCCACCATCGCCCCAGTGCTCAACACCCTGTCCGTGGTCAACACCAGGCCCGGCCGGGTGGACCACTGGAACGGCTCGGCGTGGGTGCAGATCGACGACGCCCTGGAGTTCGACGGCGCTGCCCACGAACTGGTGCAACTCTCGGGCGCATACGCAAACAGCCCGCTCACGATGGTGGTCCGGAAGTTCTCCGGTACCACCGACGCGAACGGGCTGCTGACGGTGCTGGACTCAGCGACGCTGAGCGGTCGTGCGGGGGTGCTGTCGGCCACGGTCTCACCGACTGGGGCTGTGGCCTACAACGTGTCTCTGACGCCTGGTGTCAACTCGTTGGCAGTCACCGCCCGTAGAGTTGACGACGGAGTCCTGCTGGCGAACCAGACGATCACCGGCCAGGTCACCGCGTACGTCTACTGAGAGCAGGGGTGACGGTTGTGGAATGGCTCGGCGTGCAGGACCTCACCGCCAAGGACTACTTTCTTGCGCTACCGTGGCTGTTCATCATCCTCGGGAGGCTGGTTCCTCATTCCAGGGTGAGGGAGGTATGGGACTTGTACTACAAGTCCGAGGCAAGCAGGGAGCGTGGCGTCGCCGCGATGGAGCGCGGGGCTGACGCCATCGAAGCGACCAACCGTCTGGTCAAGTCCACCCTCGCTCCCATCGAGGAGCGGGCACATGAGCCTCGTCAGTGAGTTGTGGCACAAGGTGTTCCGGACGAGCACAGAGGTCGAGGCTGCTCGTAAGCGGATCGAGTTGGACGACGCCCGGATCAGCATCCAGGCCGAGCGCATCGAGAAGGGCACCAGTGCCCTGGAGAACAGAGTTGACCGCGTGAACCACATCTCGGCTGCGGTCGAGGCGATGTTGAAGGGGCACCGATGAACGCCGAACTCATGGGGGTCGGCACGCTGCTGCTGATCCTGGCGGTGATCCCGGCCTACGGGGTTCTCTGGGAACTCCACCAGGTGCCGTGGAACAAAGGACCCTACCGGAAACTCGGCAGGGTCCTTTTCAGCAAGTCGGCCGTGATCGTCCTCATCCTCACACTGTCGACCGTGGGCGCGATACTGCTGATCTTCGGCCACGGACGACCGCTGTGGTACGAGGTCATCCGGCTGTGCGCTTTCGCGCTGATCATCCCGGTCCTCTACTGGCAGTGGTACGTCTACCGGCGCACCCGGCTGGCGGGACTGGCTGAGCCAGCCACCCACCGGGCCGACGACGACGACGTGTCAGGCCACTTCACTCACTGAGGACGGCGTCCACCTCGGCCAGCGGGAACTCGTCCACGTGGTCGGCCTCGACGCCGGGCACGAACGTGACGTGCAGGCGCTCCTTCAGCAGGTGCGTCTCCGCGATGCGCGGGTCCTCGGCTGCCTCCAGGATGGGAGCCAGCCACTTGCTCGACCCCTTGTCGAACGAGATGGTGCGGTAGGTGTCGAACCCGTCCGGGTCACCCTCGTTCTGGAAGGTGGCGGACTTGCGCTCGGCCTGCACCTGGGTGATCAGTTGGGTGGCGGCGTGCGGGATGCGGGACATGGTTCACTCCTTGCGAAACGGTTGGTCTGAGAATAGTGCGGTGTCCTCGAACGGTGGGGCTTTGCGACCGAGCCGGGTGTCGAGTTCGTCGGCCAGTTGCAGCCAGATTCTCTGGTCCGCCTCGGAGCAGCCGGGCTCGTCGGCCTGCTTGCGGTAGTAGTCCGCCTGGCTGGCCAGCGGTGGCGTCCTCGACTGGAGGTGGGACCTGGCCCGCTCCACCTGCTGGGCGTGGGCGACCAGGAAGTCCTCGGCCTCCTGGCGGTTGGGGTTCCACAGCCCGGCGGCACCGCACGAGCACTCCCCCCGGTACTTCTCGTGCAGCCCCAGCATGTTGACCGAGCCCTCGTGGTAGCCCATCACGCGCTCTTGATGAGGAAGCCAGGCTCCTCGCAGTAGATGCAGCGAACAGGCTGGGAGGTCTGGCCCTGGAAGTGGGTGATGAGTGAGGACGCCCAGCGACCGGCGAAGTGCCAGCCCTCCTGCTCGTCGGCCCACCACTTGTCGGACCACTCGTGTCCCTTGGGGTTGGTGCAGTTCTTCACGATTCCTCCATGTCTTCGAGCACCATCTTGATGGTGTCGTCGTCGAGGTCGAACAGCGTCACCTCACCGGACAGCACAATGTGGATGCCGGTGAGGATCAGCACAGCACGGCGAGCGCGGTCGTTGTGGTAGGCGGGGTCGTCCTCGGTGAACTCCTCCACCCCCACGAGGAGGCTCGGCTGGTCGTCCCGCATGATCCGCAGCGCAGCCATCATCGAGGCAGGCTGGTGGCCAGCGGCGAAGACGGCTGGCTCGTTGAGCAGGGGGATGACGAGGTTGCTCACATCTCCTCCTTCGGCCAGGCGGGGTCGTCCCCGAGCACGATCTGGGCGACCTTGCCCTGGGTCACGGTGACGCCCTGCCGGAGGTCCTCCTGCTCGGCGTCGGGCTCGTCCCACTTGGCGTTCGTCAGGTCGGCCTGGCAGTACAGGTTGCCCGGCATCAACAGCGTGACCTCCCCCGTGATGGCGCCCGTCTCCTCACGGCGGATGTTGTCGATCCGGCCGATCACGTGGGTGCCGCCGCTGGTGGTGTTCACGACCACCGGCAGGGGCTCGTCCCAGGTGAGGGCACCGTGCAGAATCTGCCGTCCGCTGTCGCTGGTGGGCTTGCCCTCCCAGATCAGCACTCGTCTACTTGTCACGCTGTCCTCCTCCTTCGATCATGCAGTTGTGGTGTGCCGGGGTGGCGGGGGTGTAGCCGTGCGTGTCGAGCGTCGCCAGGTCCATCTCCTGGATCGCGTCGATCAACTTGCCCTGCTCGACGTAGGCCACGCCGTCCACCACCAGGTCGGCGGCACCGACCGAGGTCAGCCCTCGCAGTCTCTGGTCACTCATGGTTGCTCCTTTATCCGGATAAACGTCAGCGAATCTTCTTGATCTCCAACTTGTCGTGCGCCCTGCGCACACCGGGTGCCGTGAGGGCCTCGTTGACGTGGACCCACCGGATGGTGAACTCGCCGGTCGATCCCTTGATCCCCTCCAGGTGGCGCTTCGCCTGGTCCTTCAACTTGGTCCCCTCCCGCACCATGTCCATGCCCTCGGTGTACGCCTGCACGTGGTCGATGATCGAGGGGTCGGTGATGAGGCCCTGGGCGTCGGTGTCGAACGCCCGGCAGACGGTGAAGAACCCGCAGGTCACCGCGCACATCTCGCGCGGCGGCTCCTTCCGGGCCTCCTCGTCCTGGGTGTAGGCGTACACCACGTCATCGAGCCACTCCGCTGCCAGCCGCACCTGCTCGGGGTCGTACGGCTCCATCTGGACGTGCCCGTACTTGTCGATGGCGGCACGGTCCAGCCAGAAGTTCGCCACCCGGATGTCCCCCAGCGGGATGTCCCCGAACAGCCCCATGTCGTGCGCCGCCTTGGCGTAGCCGTGGCGCTGGAACTGCTGCTGCTGGGACGGACCCTGACGGGCGATGGTGCCCAGTCCGTAGTCGGTCTTCACGTCCAGCAGCAGACCGTCGTCAGCGAGGATCACGTCCGGGTGCCCGGACAGCCGGTAGGTGCCGTGGTCCCCCTCCAGGGTCAGCGACACCTCCCGCTGTACGAGCGCGTTGGGGTAGGCAGCGGCGATGGCCACCTCGACCCCCTCCCCCAGCCACGTCCCGATGAACGCCGCCAGCAGGTCGGTGTCCTCCGGCACCTGGCGGTCGATCATCCGGCGCATCCGCTCCGAGCAGAAGCCCAGGTCGGAGACGCCCATCTTGAACTCCGAGGACTGCTTGCTCCGCACGGAGTAGCGGGACGACGCCATGACAGCGTCGTAGATGTCATCGGCCAGGAGTTGCTCTTCCTCGTTCACCGGAGCACCTCCAGCGCCTCGGGGTGACGCTCCAGGAACCAGCCGTACATCAGGTACAGCATCTCCACCGCCCCGAAGTCGCGCAGTTGGGCGCAGTTCTTCACGTCCTCCTGCACCGTCTTCTCGTGTTTGCGGTAGAACCGCGTGTCGTTGCTGTTCACTCGTCGTCTCCCTTCACGATCTGGGCCAGCGTCTGGCCGGTGTCTGCTGCCAGCCGGTACTCGTCGAGCAGTGCGTCCAGCGCGTCCCAAGGACCGTAGACGTCCAAAGGACCGCTCAGGTCCTCCGCGTCACGGTGAGCCTTGATCCACGCCTCCACGGCGTCCCCACGATGGGGCAGACCGGCCCCCCTGGCTGCACAGGGCTCGATCTCCCGGCCGTTCACGTACTCGGGGAGCACGTACACCTTGCAGCGGTCCCGACGCTCTGAGAGGCGGGCGATGGACCCAGCCTTGTGCAGGTTCGACAGCGCACCGCTGGCCTGGCCGTGGTGCCAGCCCTCCAGGTAGGCCAGTTCCTTCCAGGTGAGCCCGGCCTCGCCGTACCTGTTGAGCGCCATGAAGGTCTTGGACTGGCGAGCGCCGGTGACACCTGTGCTGTCGTCACGACGGGCACGCTCGGCGCTGGTGTCGGTGCCGGAGTACCCGGACGACGGGTTGGTGGTGCCGTACGGCAGGACCGGTTCGCCAACGTGCAGGTAGGGGGCCTGGGTGCTGGGGATGACCTCCAGCGAGGGGTCCTGTTCGGAGTGTGGGGTGTGAGTCATGACTGCACCGTCTCTGTGTGGTCGGGGTTGGGTTCCTCGATCTCGGTCTCCTCGATGACGGTGCCACCGAGGGTGGCCTGGATGTTCGCCACCTGCTCCTCGGTGCGCTTCTCCTCGGAGACCACCACGCCGTCCGGCTTGACCAGCGTCTGCTTGATCACGTCGGTCTTGGCACCGTTGTCGTAGAGGGACAGCCCGAACTGCGTGCCCCAGTTGATGGCGCACCGCTTGGTGGCGTCGGACGCCGCCGTCTTCAGCGCGTTGTCGTGGTGGTCACCGAGCATGGAGGCGGGACCGCTGGCGCTGCCCACCGCTGCCTCGGAGTGGGTGGCGATCTCCCGGCCCTGGTTGTCGCGGACGGTGAGCATCATCTTGGCCATCCAGACGACCTCGACCATGTCCTTGCCTGCGTCGTTCAGGTAGGGCCGGGTGGCCACGTGCTCCTGCTCCAGCATGTTCAGGTCCCAGTTCCCGAACCCGAAGATGCGGGTGAGGTGGGCCTTCACGTCCCACGCCTCCAGGTAGGAGAGCGTCTTGCCACCCTGCTGCCGGGTGGCGACCCGCGCTGAGCGCAGCGGGTTCATCAGGTAGGCGTACTGCTCGGCGGTGATGGTGCCCGAGGAACGGTAGCCAGCGTCCCAGGGGAACGGCTCGTGACCTTCCTGGTTCTCGGTCTCGGGGGTGGTGTCAGTCATGTGATTGCTCCTTCGGTTTATCCGGATAAACGATGCTGCCGGTCGGCTCCGACACATCTCTTGATCTTACTGCAAACTCCCCTCTCAGGGGATAGTCTTCTGTGCTATGTCACTACTGAACCTGAGCAAGGCCCCGAAGGACCCCGCCCTGCGTATCGTCTGGCTGGCCGGTGTGAACGCCAAGGTCCGTGAGGAACTGGACGCTGCGCTGGCTGACGCCTACTTCGAGGTGCGCCTGCACGGCCAACTCGAAGAGGTCCTCGCCCTGGGTCTCCACTCCCGCAAGCGGGTGTTGGCGTGGACCCGTCAGGAGAACGAGCGCCGAGGCCGGGTGGTCCGTTGGGGTGACGGACTCGACCCGACCTCCAGCGCCTACTCCGACTGACCCAGTCCGGGCGGAATGGGGCGGGACTCTGCCGTCACCTGACCGGCATGGAGAACCGTGTGCGACACCCGGACCCACCCGTATCCCCACGGCTCACCCTTGAATCGCTCCTCGCGGGCAATCGGCAACTCCGGTACGTCATTCTCGGCGGTCATGGGCGGGTCCCGCTGGCGGAATGACGCGGGTGGAGCGCATCTCCAGCCAGGGCCTTAGCCACTCGGCTTGCGTCTCCCCTGGCTGGCGCAGACGCTCGGGCACCACACCCGATGCGCCCTGGCTCACCTTGGCCGCGCCTCGCGCTTCGGCGCGGACGGCAACCGACTCGCTCACCTCCTCGCCATCGATGAAGTAGCGCATGTCTGGCGCGTCATAGTCGGCGGGCTGACTCATCGCAGGTCCCGCTGGTGAGTGGTGCCGCACAGCGGACAGGTCCACTCCGCGATCCCAGCGTGGACGTAGGTCTGCTCGGTGACGAGCCCGTCCCAGGGACAGGTGTCGAACGACACCGCTGTCACGCCCCTCGGACTGACGACGTTCACCGTCACATCCTCGGCACCGCACTCGACCTCAATGGTCCGCTCTAGTGGAGACACACTCATACGATCTTCCTCACTTCCTCGGTTGGTAGGTGCCACTGGTCTGCGAAGTCCCTGATGAAGATCAGGGAATCCTTGGCCGGGCGGTGGCCGCTCACCTTGAACGGCTGCGTCTCCCCGTCCGGCGGGTACAGCAGGATGTGCTGCCCGTCGATCAGCCGGTACTTGATGCCGCACACCTCGACCAGATAGATCAAGGTGCGCGCCACCTCCTTGTCGAACCCCCGCAGATGTCGACGGGACAGCCCTATCGGTGCTCGTGAACTCATGGTTCCTCCTCTACTCGGACCACCTGCTGGTCGCAGGTGAGTCGGACCAGCCCGTGTTGGCTGGCCGTGACCGGGATGGTGCCGGGCTCGGCCACCGAGCGCAGGACGATGAAGCCCAGCGCTCGGGACTCGAAGGGGTGGTCGTGCACCCAGTCGTGGCAGGGGTCGCACATCCACACCCCGTTGCAGGTGCAGTGGGTGTGCTGGTCCCTGACCCGGCGTCCCCGCCGGTGGTGCCACTGCCCGTGCCTGGTCGGTGTGCCACAGCGGCAGCACTTCAGGTAGTCACGGACCTGGACAGCGGCACGCTGCACGGCGGGGATGCCCTTGGTCGGCTTCACCCGCGCTCCGCCTCCCAGCCCTCGAACCCCCGGACGGCGTGCTCCAGCATGATGAAGCCAGCCTCGTCCAGGCGGAGGTGGTTCCACTCGACCCGGCCGAGTTGGTCGAACAGCGCCGGGTCGATGGGCCACGTCAGGGCCTTGGACACGTAGTCGTGCTGGCCCACCGGGTGGGTGGCGGAGTGGAAGCAGCCGTACAACTCGCCTCGGGCGAGGGCGGCATGGGCTTCGTCGCAGGAGGACTCGTAGTAGTCCGGTCCTGCATCGGCAGCGATCTCGTCGAGTGTCCAGAACCTCCCGAACATCGGTTCGCTGCGTACGTCGCACATCATCCACGTGTCACCGAACGTCATGGTCGACTGGGCTGGGTGGATGCCTTGGTGCGAGTCCTTCTCGATCTGTCGGATGGCCGCTTCCATGTGAGCGGTCGTTGGGTAGGTGCGTAGGTTCACGTCTGGTTGCTCCTTGCGTTTATCCCGATAAAACAGTTGGCTTGCTTTGCCTGCTTCTCTAAGTATACCACATTAGTACACTTCTACTCAACCACCCCCCGGACGATGAAGTCCTCGGGATGGAGTGCGAACGGGCTGTCGGGGTGCGTCTCGATGAAGCAGTCACACCGCCAGGAGGGGCACCGCAGCGCACCCTCCTCGGCGTACGGACAGTGGAACTCCTCGTGCGAACACTGAGGCTCGCCCGTCTCGGGGTCGAAAGTCCAGTGCTCTACCCGTGCCACTTCCCCTCCTCGTCCTGGATCACCGGCATCCACGGCCACTCGATGGAGTTGGCCGCGCCCTCCCGCAGTCCGTCCGGCCAGCGCCGGGTGCGCACGCGGGGACCACGGTTCTTGTGCCACTCGAAGATGCGCTCGTCCTCGGTGGGCTTGATGCCGTACCCGTAGTCCGGCCACTTGATGAACAGGCTGGACCCGTACGGGCGGAGCGGACGCTCCTTGTCGAGCGGCCCCTTGTGCGGGGCGTGGTGCTCCATGATGAACGCGCTGTTGCAGATCGAGCGCGCCAGTGTCACCGCGTTCTTGATCTTCCGCACCGGCTCGTCGTCACGGAGGTCACGACCAGCCAGGTTGGTGAGCGGACCCATCACCACCAGGTCGGGCTGATAGGCGAACACCCGCTCGTGCAGCCAGTCCGATCCCGAGGGGACACACAGGTCCCGGTCGGACTCCCACTCCTCCAGCACGGTGAGCATCCCCCGCTCCACCGGGTGCTCGTGCCGGGCAGCCAGCCCCACCATCTGGTTCCACGAGTCCAGCGTCTGCTCGGGGTGGTTCTCCGCGTCCACGAACAGGACTTTGCGGGGCTCCATCGGCTGGTGCGTGAAGGGGTGGATGCCTGCCGCCACCATCACCGCGATCTGACGGCAGAGGGTGGACTTGCCGGTGCCCTCGAAGCCGAGCAGGATCAGCCGCTCGCCCTTCGCCAGCGTGTTGTCGATGACGTACTCGACCTTGTCCCGTGGGCGCAGGATCAGGTCGAGCACGTCCACCCCGGTGCGGGCGCGCTCGTCGGCCATCTCCGGTGTGGTCTCCAGCAGCATCTCCAACGTGCGCCCGGCCTCGATGTGGTCGGCCACGTCGTTGATCGGCTTGCCCTCGGTGGTCACCCCCGAGGGTGCCTCCACGATCTTGACCGTGCAGCCGTGCTCGACCAGCGACTCGCGCACCTCACGTGCGTGCTTCTGCCCGGTGTCGTCGGCGTCGGAGTAGATGACCACGGTGGCCCCGGCCAGCGCCTGGCTGAACTCGGCCTGCCACTTCCCGGCACCGCCGGGGTTGCAGGTCGCAGCCTCACCGGCACCGATCACCCGGAGTAGGGCGTGCACACACTTCTCTCCCTCCGCCACGTGGATGGTGCGCCCGTCAGCGACGGCGGCGAGCACCTGCGGCAGCCGGTAGAGCACACGCTGCACCCCGTCCAGGTTCCACTTGTGACCGTGCGGTGCGGTGGCGTCGGGCTGGCGCTGCATGAAGGTCTTCTTGCCACCGGGCTGCGGCACCCGGAGCACCTCGAACGCCAGCATCCCGTTGCCCAGAACGTAGGGGTAGATGTGGGAGGCCGTGCCCCTCGGCGTCCACATCGAGCGGTCGTCCAACTCCCCGTCCTCACGGGGCTGGCACACCGCGTCCCAGTCCAGGCCAGCGGCAGCGATGATCTCGGCCTGCGTGCAGCCGGTGTGACAGTGCAGGACTACCGGCTGAGACGTGCCAGGACCCACGCTGAGCGAGGGACTGGCGTCGTCGTGGGCGGGACAGAGCATGACGGTCTTCCGGCCCGCCAGAGCGGCTTCTACGGCTGCCTGTACGTCGTTGTTGAGAACCGTGGTCACTCGGGTTGCTCCTGTCGGTTGGCGCGCGCCAGGTCGGCTGCGCGTGTGGATGCTGCGGTAGGTCGTGGCGCCTCAGGTGCGCCGGGTGCAGGACCCAGCCCGAAGGCTGAGCCCTGCACGGAGTGGTCGCAGTCCAGGTCGGTGACGGTGTAGCCGTACTCCCTGGCACCACCGGCACCGCCGTCGTAGTAGGTCTCCAGGTGCACGTCGACCACGACGCGGTAGCGCCTGCACTCGGGACACCACCGGGTGTCTCCGAGTCTCACGAGCCGGTGCCGTGCCCGCAGTGAGCCGGTACGCGGTGGCTGTCACGAGGACCGCCCTTCACCTGCACCACGATGGTCTGCTTCGGGAGCACGCGGAACCCGGTGAACCGCAGGATGTGACCGGCTCGCACCACGAAGCCCTTGCGCTTGACCTCCTGGTAGTCCTGGTCGAGCACCGAGATGTGACCCACGGCGGTGTAGTTGACCGACTTGCCGTTGTTCACCACCGCCTTGGAGAAGCCCAGGCAGGTGGCCCAGGTGGACACGCTGACCCTGTCCTTGACCGGCGGCGCTGGCGGGGGAGTGACCGGCGGCTCGGTGGGCGGCGGAGTCGTCGGAGGCACCGTGGTCGGCGGCTCGGTGGGGACCGAGGGTGTCGGGGTGGGTGTGGGTGTGGGTGTCGGGGTGGGCGTGGTGCCACACGGACCGACCGTGCCCGAGCGGTACTGGTCGTACTGGTTGGACTGCACCACGTCGATGTAGGCGGACCACGGCGTGCTGGCACCACCCTGCGGGACCGGGAACGTCTGGTCCATCCCGGTGGTGAACGTACCCGAGGTGGTGACTCCGCCGATGGTGACCGACCAGCGGTTGGTGTCGTTGGCGGAGTAGTTGGTGGCCAGGATGCGGACCCCTGCACAGGTCGCGGTGATGGCCGGTGTGTGAGCCTCCGCCGTCAGCGTGGGTACGCCGACAGCCAGGACACCGAGTGCTCCGACTGCTGCGATGGTGATGGACTTCTTCATGGTTGCTCCTCTGTTGGTGATGGGTTTGGTTATGCGCTGGGACTGACAGTGATGGGTGCCAGCGCCAGATGGGCGTCAACCGCCTGCACGTACGGCTGGCCTTTCTTGCTGACGGTGCGGGTGCGGAGCCAGCCCTCGACTCCCTCGAACAGGTGCTCGATCCCGTCCTCGTCGGTAACTCTGATGGCGGTGATCTTCATGAGGGCTGCACCTCCTCGATGATCGGCACAAGCCAGTCGATGTTGCGGCTGGCGTAGGAGTCCCGTGCGTCTGCGCCCAGTCCACCGCCCTTCAACCGGCGCTTGCCGAAGATGGTGACGCGAGGGTTCTCCCACTCCTCCTCGTCGTACTTCATCCAGCGGAGGACTACCCGCTCGGGTGCGAGGGGGAAGGGGCTGTAACGCCCGTCGTAGTCGGGTGCGTCGGTGACCGCGAGGTGGACTACGTGCTCCCTCGTGGTCTTGTCGCTGGTCATGGTGATCTCGTGCTTCATGAGGCTGCTCCTCTCCTCGCCCACTCAGCGAGGTCGTCGATGCTGGCGTAGCCGGGTTCTCCCGGTGCCAGTTCCCTGCACTTGCTTCTCTTCTGCGTGATGGGGATGCCGAGGTCATCGGTCTCCACACCTGGACCCTTGCGCTCTCGCAGTCGGGTCACGTCTTCGAGCACCCACCGCTCGAACTTGGCTGACCAGTCCCGTGAGGTCTGGCCCTCGGAGTAGAAGGCCACGAACCTGCGACACGAGATGGTCAGGTCGATCTCACTTCCGAACTCCTGGTGCAGCCTGTCCCACTGGTAGGTAGACGGTTGCCATCCAGCAGGGATGGGAAGCATGGGGTTCATCTGGTTGCTCCTCGGTTTATCCGGATAAACGGTGCTCTGCACACCAGCACCTGTTGTTCTTGTCTAAGAGGTTGTAGTTCCTATGGCTCTAGTTCTTGCATCACTGTGATGCGACCCATCGCATCAGGGTGATGCCTTCCCCCCGACCTGAGCGTTGGCGAACCGGTCCACCGCCAGGTGGTACATGTTCCGCTTGCCGGTCGGTGTCCGCTCCACCGTGACGGTGATCAGACCCCCCTCACGGAGTTCCCTGAGAGCGCGCTGGACGGTCGCCCTGCTCATGCCGGAGTCCAGGGTCAGCGTCTCCTGGCTGGGCCAGGCAGCACCGTGCTGGTTGACCCGCGAGGACAGGTGCAGGAACATCTCGCGTGCGTTGCGAGAGAAGTACGTGCTGCGCAGCAACCAGATCGGTATCACTGCGAAGCCTTCGGGCTGTTCGCCCGGCTCGATGCTTGCTAAAGTTTCCACTAGCCACCACCTCTGGCTCGTTGCCCCCGGCCGACTCGTCATCGGTGCGGGGGCTTTCATCTGTCTGAACTTGGGACCTCGAATCTACCTCCGGGTGTGGGCCAGGTCCATAGCCCGCTACCCTTGACATTCAGTGGTTGCTCCACTCGGCACGGATGGCCGGTCCCTTACCTGCATGGGGGACCGGCCATCCATCTGTCAAGGCCCTGTCTAGACGGGCTTGACAGGAGGAATCCAGCCCTCCCGAGAGCGGACCAGGATGGTGTCGGCCTGCACTCCCTTGCGCCACATGTTCCACGAGCGGGTCAGGACCGAGACGGTGGCGATGACCAGCATCTGGCCGTGCTTCATCTCCTCGTCGTTCAGCATCTTGGCGATGCGGTTGAAGGCAGCCTTGCGCGGGTCGCCCTCGTCGTGGAAGGCCAGGTCGGTGAAGGCGTAGAAGTACTGCTCGGTCCTCTCGATGTCGAGGTTGGCGAACTGGAAGAAGCAGTAGCCCAGCGCGCTCACCGACATGGGCAGAGGGGTGACGTTGCGGACGTGGACGCCCCGCTCCGCCGCCCTGCTGATGCCGTGACTGTCCCCCCGGTAGGTCTCCAGCGCCTGGGCCGGTGGGCACTTGCGCTTCAGGTGGTTCATGAACTCCTCGTCGGGCACCGGTGCCAGCGTCAGCCAGCGAGCGATGGCGGCGCAGACCTGGACGTTCTTCAGGTCCGGCTCCTCCATCTTCAGCATGTCCGCGATGGTGCGCGGGGTGCCCTGGTCCATGAGGAGGTTCGACTTCTCGGGGAGCCCCCGCACCACCAGCATGTCGATGTGATCCACGAACGTGCACCACGACAGGGCGAGCAGTCGGTGCTGCCCGTTGAGCAGGGCACCCGACTCCGAGAACTGGATGGGCTCGCCGGTCATCGACCAGCCACCCGCCTCCATGTCCCGGCGGTACGCCGCCGCCACCCGCTCCTTCACCTTCCGGTTGGAGTGGTTGTTCTTCAACATCTCCTTGGCCTGCGCCGGGGTGATGCTCTCGACCTTTGCCTCGATGCTCATACCTAGTCCTTCCTGCATGGCACAGCCCACCCCCACCATGTGACAGGGGTGGGCTGTGTAGTTGTCACGGAGCGGGCTGCTCCGCCGTGGTGGTGTACCCCTCGGGGTCACCGGTGATCCTGGCCGCGAGGCCGGGGTGCTCCGCGAGGATGGCCTGGAGTTGAGCCTCCGCCTTCTCCTCCGCCGTGGGCTTCGGCGCCCACTCCAGCCCCCGTGCCTTCATCTCCTCCTGCATGTAGAGGTTGAAGGTCGAGCGGTTGTCCTCACGGATGCGCTTGGTGGCGGCACCGTACGCCTCCCGCTGGAGCGAGTCCTTGGACTTCTCCTCGGTGGTGGCGGTCTTGCCGTCTGCTGTTGCCATGTGTGGTTCTCCTAGTGTGTTTGGTTTATCCGGATAAAGCAGGGCCTAGAACGGCGGCTCGTCGTCCTGGGGCGGGGTGCCGTACGGGTCGGCGGGCGGTGGTGTGGCGGTCGAGCCTGAGCGCCGCTCCGTCTTCGAGACCTTGGCCGTGGCGAACGCCAGCGACGGGCCGATCTGGTCCGCCGTCACGTCGAACGACTGACGCTTCTCGCCGTCCTTGGTCTCGTACTCGCGGGTCTCCAGCCTGCCCGTGACCATGATGAGGTCGCCCTTCTGGACGGACTCGGCCACGTTCTCGGCCTGCTGCTTCCAGCAGGTGAGGTTGAGGAAGACGACCTTGTCGTCCACCCACTCCTCACCCACCTTCTTCCGCGAGTTGGCCGCGATGCGCAGGTTGGCGACTGCCACCCCGCTCGGGGTGAACCGCAGTTCCGGGTCTGTCACCGCACGGAACTCACCCGTGATGGTTGGTAGCACTAGTCCTCCTTCTGCTCGGGGTCGACCCAGCGCATGTGCAGGGTGCACCGGCGCTTGCCGTCCACGATCCTGTTGTTGCTGGTCCGCAACTCGAACCCGTCCTGCGGCTTCAGCGCAGCGATGCTGCCTGCCCGCAGTGCGATGGTCAATGAGGTGCGGTCGTCCTTGAAGACCCGCCGCCACCGCCCAGGGTTCTTCCTGAGCAGTGCCGCGATCTTGTCCCACGGGTACGCCGGTGTCCGGGCTGGCGGAGGGTCACTCCACTCTCCGGTCGGCTGCTTGGATGTGGTCATTCGTTCTCCTGGTTCCTCCTTGTTGAGTCGATCAGTTGCTCCAGTTCGGGCAGGTGGTCGGTGACCCAGGCCCTTGCCTCGGTGACGACCTGCTCCATGCGGTCGTCCTCCCAGGTGGGGTCACCGTGGTTGGCGTGCCACCACAGTCGGGCCAGGTTCCTGCGCTCGGACTCCAGCCGGTTGACGGTGCCCTGGGGTACGGGCACCTGGACCTGGCGGAGCGCAGCGAGGTGGTCGAGTGCGGTGGTGTACTCAGCGATGCCGTACGCACACAGCAAGAACTTCCTGTGCGTCGGCTTCTCTTCATCGGTGATCGTCATGTCTCTCCTCGTGACCAGGGTGGGGCGGGTACTCTCCCGAGCCCTTCCCGCCCCACCGGTGTGTCGAGCCACCGGGGGCCACGTCCTTCCCCAAGGCGCAGCCCCCGGCGACGATCAGATGCGCAGCCCGCGCGAGGCTGCGGCCTGGACCAGGCGCTCCACGACGCCCGCGAGGTGCGCCACCTGGGCGGTCAGGCTGAGGGAGTCCTCGTCCTGGCCGACGAGGGTGAAGTCCGCCTCGGGGGTGGGCTCGATGAGACCGGCCTCGGTGAGGACCTCGTCGATCTGGTCCTCGCTCGCGCCCAGCGCCATGCCCTTCTCGCGGAGGACGGCGACCGCGTTCTCCTCGCGCTGCTCCAGCGCCTCGATGACGGGCGCGGCGTACGAGGCGTACTGGCCGTAGCCAGCGGAGGTCAGAGCGGACTGCACGGTCTCGGTGATGTTCGTCATGGTGATGCTCCTTCTGTTGATGGGTGACAGGTGTGTCCTGCCACCTGCCCTCACACTCGGCTGGTGAGGGGTGCTGCAAACTAGGGCCATCGGTTTATCCAGATAAACCCTAGCGAATGTGACCACCCAGGTCTAGTTGGGTGGGTTGACCAGGTTGGGAAATCTCGAGCCCTCGGTGGACCCGAGACCCCCCAGCCCTGGCCGGGTCAGCCGTTCTCGCAGTTGACGATCTCGAAGTCCACGCCGGACACGTCCGGCAGGTCCAGGTCCCGCAGCCTGCGGCGCAGGGCCTCGACGTTGATCGTCTCCTCCGGGTCGTTACCGCAGACGCAGACGCTCTGCTCCACGGTCACGTCCTCGACCCGCTCCTCACGCTCCCAGTTGAAGCACACGGTGTACGACGAGGACTCGGTGGCGAGGTTGTTGTCGAAGTGGGCCTCGATGTCGGAGTCCGGCACTTCGTAGTACGACTCGCCGGTGACCTTGACCTCCACCCAGATGGTCTCGGTGGGCCGCTCGCGCGGGTACCCTGCCTCCTCCAGGGTGTCGTCATGACCACAGCCGTAGTCGTAGTCGTGGTCGTCGAGCACCTCCCGCAGCGAGGCGCTCACCCGCTCCAGGTGACGGCGCATCCGGTCGGTCTCGGCGTGGGCGCCGTCGATCAGCCGCTGCATCCGCTGCTCGACCTCACCCACAGCGTCGGTGATCCGCGCCAGGACCTCGGTCTCCTGCTCGTCGGGCGTCAGCACCCGCTCGGTGTACTCGGGGTTCACCCAGTAGCCGAACAGGTCGTTGCCCAGGTGGTCGCGCAGGTGCTCGGGGATGAACGGGCGCATGTCGCCGTCGTCCCAGAACCCCCAGTCCAGGCCGTCGAAGGTGTCACGGCCACCGAAGAACAGACCTCCGGTGCCGTCACCCCGACCCGTGTCGACGTAGGCCACCGGCGGACGGGTGTCCATGTAGTCGCCGGACGGCGGGTCGGTCCCCTCAGTGGTGTAACTCCGCTTCGGCAGGGACTCCAGCCACTCGGCCACCGGGTCCACCAGCGTGAGGAAGCGGGCCGGGACCCAGTACCCCCACATCCCGACCGTCTCCAGCGGCAGGTGGAACTCCGCCTGGCGCTGGACCGTCACGTCCCACAGCCCCACGTCACGGCAGGTCTGCCCCTCGATGGGCAGGATGCCGACCCAGTCCTCGTTCCTCGACGAGCCCACGTTCGGCAGGTGCATCACCGTGAGGCCGGTGTTGTGGAAGGCGCGGCTGATCCGGGTGTTGTGGACCCGGTACTGCGGCTGGCTGTTGAACCACTCCGTCTGCCTGGCCTGCGCAGCCTCACGCTCAGCGATCTCCTCCTCCGAGGGTGCGATCTGGGTGTCCCGCACCCACTGCCCGCGCATCCCGACCAGGTCGGCCGGGACCTCGTAGGTCCCACAGTGCTCGGCCTCGACGATGAAGCCACCGGTGTCCACCCCCTCGGGTGCCACCATGAAGTGGGTGTACGACCCGGCGTTCCTCACCGGCGCACAGCGGAACTCCACGATCTCCTCGTCCCCGAACCACGACCGCTGGTATTCGCCGTGCATGGCGACGGTCGGCTCACGGGAGATGCGGAGGAGGGGCAGCGACCAGAGCAGCGCCTCCTGCCCGGTCAACTGCTCGACGTGCGTGCTCCGGAAGAACCGGAACCAGCACCCGATGAGACCGCCGGGGATGCCGTACTGCCGGGCGAGCGGTGCGGTCACCTCACGGAACGAGGCGTGTCGCTCCTGCCTGACGAAGCAGACGTACGTCTCGTCGTACCCGTCGAGGCTGGTGCGCATCTCGGGCGTCACGCCGCCGAACACCTCGCCCCTCAGGGCGCGCGCCCACGTCGAGCGGGTGGGCACGTCGAGCCAGTCCTCGGTGAACCGGAACTTGGGCAGGTCGGCCCAGGTCATGTCGTCCTTGGTGATGACCTGCACCCGGTCCGCTGCCAGCGGTGCGGTGAAGGTGGCGGCGGTGGCGAACAGCGAGTTGTAGGAGAACGAGCCGTTGTCGTGCTTGACCCACGTCTGGTGAGGTCGGTCGTCGAGAGTGACACGGATGCGCGAGCCGGTGGCCAGCGCTTCCAGTTCGGATACCTGCATGGTTGATCCTTCCGTTGGGTTTATCCGGATAAAGCGATGGTCAGAGGAGGTCGTCGAGAGTGACGGTGCCGCCCGGACCCTGGCTGGGCTCGGCACCGGGCACGCCCGGAATCTCCATGATGTGCAGCGGCCAGCCGTGGTCGAGCGTGGCCTGGGTGCTCATCGCTGCATGGGTGTTGATGAGCGAGGCGTGCCACCCGTTGCTGTGCTTGTAGAGGTGGCCGTTGCCAGACATCGCCGCTTCCCGACCTCCGGTACCCAGGTGGGTGCCGAGGGGCAGGGCCTCCAGCAGGGTGCGACCGGCGTCACCGGTGGGCACCTCGATCCACATCGGCTGGCTGCCGTCGTGGACCAGGATGTCCTGGCTGCCGGACGAGTAGTGGCCCGTGTTGGGGCCGCACAGGTAGTCGGTGCCAGCCCTGTTCTGACTGGCGTGGTTGTTGTCGACCCGGACGGTCCAGTTCCAGCCACCACCGGTCCCGTCCCACCGGAAGATGCTGCCGAGGGGACTGCCGTGCCGCTGGTCCGGCGTGGTCCGCTGGCCGATGGTCAGCCCGGACGCAGGGGTGCCACCGTCCGGTGCCGCCGTCGCCTGGGTCACCGGTGCCGTGACGCGGGTGATGTTGGCGTCGATCCTCATCGACCCCACCATCCGCTCGAACGCACCGCACCAGGACTGGTTGGACTTGGCGCGCACGCCCGCCTCCCACACCCGGACCTTCAGCGCACGGATGCGCTCACGGTCCTCCTCGGTGGGAGTGGGGTAGGGACCGTCCACCCTGGCGAACCGGGCGCTACGCAGGCCACCGAACAGTGGTCGCCAGTCGGGGGCGAACGCCCCGAAGTGGTCCCAGTCCGTGCGCACCCCGACCGTGAGCACACGGTCACCCGGTGGGCGCAGGAGCACGTCGCTGTTGTAGACCCACATGCCCGGCTCCGCCTCGCCCTCGAACCAGCAGTCGAAGCCCTGGAGCAGGTCGTGGACAGGCCCAGCGTCGACACCGTGGTCCCGCTGGAACCCACGGGCCATGATGCACAGCCGCTGACGGAACTCGTCGAAGGTCTCCCGCCTCCGGACCAGTGGGTTGTCGGCCACCTCCACCTCGTAGCCGGTGAACGACTGTGCTGCGAAGCCGTCACCGACCAGGGTCTGGATCATGCCCTCGTCGTTGATGAAGTAGGTGCGGTCGAACGTGGTGCCGGGTGGCAGGGGGTAGATGTCCTCCACTCGGCGCAGGTTGATGGTCGTCATCGTTGTTCCCTTCTCTGGATTCGTTTCCGGTTGGGGTCGACGGCGAGGCGTGCCTCAGCGTCGGCCATTGCGAGGGTGTGTGCGCACCGGCGACAGGTCACCGGTGTTGGGATCGTGCTGCTTGCGCCCATGTAGGGCACACCGCAGGCAGCACGACCTTTGACCGAGAGGTGGACGAGCATCAGCCACCACCGATCCATCGGTTGAGTTCGTCACGCATGGCGGTGACCTCGGCCCAGAACTCCTCGTCACCCATGTCGGGTGCGAGGGCGTTGGTCCGGTCGATGAAGGGCATGACGTTCTCCTCGTGCCACCTCTGCCACGTCTCCGCTCGGGTGGCCACCGCCTCCTCGACCTGCTTCTCCTGGCCGGGGAAGGCGATCACCTTGCCCATCACTCCGGCACCTTGTTCAGGTTGCACGGCAGGCCCCAGGTGTTGCCGCGCAGGTTGGCGGGTCGAGTGGCCAGCGTCATGGTGCCGTCGCCGTAGGTGGTGACGAGGAACTCGACCCCGTCCTGCATGGCCACGTGCAGCGCCACGATCCTGTCCCGCTCAGCCCTGCACGCCGAGCAGAACTGCGGGTCCACGTTGTCGTGCTTCATGACTTGCCCTCCTCGTACCAGTTGAGCCGCCACTGCACGGTGGTCGGGCAGCGACGGCAGTCCACCTTGGCCTTGTCCGTCGTCATCGACACCCGCACGTCGGCCAGTCCGCAGGCCGGGCGGTAGCCGGGCCTGCCGTAGTGGGTCCTCATGACTCGCTCCTGTCGATGGAGTTGAGCACCATCCACAGCGCGAACGCGGCAGCGACGCACAGGTAGATCGCCTGGCCCGTGTCGAAGTACAGCCACAGGTCGTAGCCGAAGACGACTGCCATCGCCAGGTTGATGAAGACGTTGGCCATGTGGCTCATCGGGTGAACACCTCCATCCACTCCCGCACGGCGGGGTCGATGCGCATGTCCGGCGTGAGCACGCCGTCGAACGGCGGCTCGCTCTCGATGACAGGAGCGGTGACCGTGGTGATGACCTCGGTCTTGGTTGTCGTCATGACTGATCCTTTCTGGTTGGGTTGGTTGACCCAGTTTATCCGGATAAAGCGGGTTTGTCAGGAGACGTTGACCCACCGCATGGCGGTCTGCAAGAGGTGGTCGTAGTCGCCAGACATGGACTCCTCCTTGTACTTCTCGACCTCTTTGCGGGAGACGCCGTTGTCGAGGAGCGCTCTGCTCACCGCGCCCATGACTGCGAAGGCGTTGCCGTCCTGACCGCTCAGTTGGACGTTGACGCGGGGGTACCTGATGTCGCTCATGTGATGCTCCTTCGGTTGATGGGTTGGTTGGTCACCGGCAGCGCACGTGGCACAGCCGGAACAGCAGGCCGACGATCAGGTCAGCGACTCGGTCGATCACCACATCACCTCCTCCGCGATGCGCCACTCCTGAGCGGGAGTGAGGTAGGCAGCGACGGCGATGCGCAGCGCCAGGTTGTGGTCAGTTGACTGACCGACCTCGGCGAACACGTCCGGCTCCTCACACAGCGCCACCGTCCACACCCCATCGGGGCTGACGCAGTCCCAGTAGAGGCGGTCCCGGCACAGCAGGTGCGCCACCGTCTGGAGTGGTCCGATGTAGACGAACTCACCCAGGTCAGCGCGGTACTGGACCACCGGTGACTCGACCACCACCCCCTCCTCACGGCGGATGCGGACCTGTGCCTGGAGGGAGGGACCTGTCGGCACCCGGTAGGACAGGCAGCGCAGGCAGTCCACCCTGTCGTGGTTGCGGGTCATCCGTTGACCACCCCACTGACCGCACATGGCACGGCCAGCCACCTGGTAGTGGGTCTTGGCCTTGGTCCGTCGCCCGTCGATGACGTTGGGCGTGGCCCTCATGAGGCCACCAACCAGACAGCCCGGTCGGGCGTGAGTGGGGCGTAGGTCCCCGGACCCAGGGTCCAGGGACGGCAGGTCCCGCACTCGAAGGGACGGTGCTTCAACAGGTACCCCTCGGGTACCCGCAGACCGAGGACGTTGGACCCGTAGTCGGCACCGCACCTGTCGGTTGACCACTGCCCCGGCCAGACGGCACGCCACTCCCCCGTGGTGGAGCAGCGCACGTGGATGGGCACGTCGCTGCCGCCCAGCACGTGCCGGTAGATCACGTCCGTCCCGCTGGCTGACGCTGGCGCCGCCACCCCCAGCGAGAGGAGGACGGCCAGCACCCACCTCATGACTCACCGCCCTGCCCGATCATGAAGATGACGACCAGCGTCATGCACCGAGGGCACTCCAGCAGGGACACGTGCAGGTCCATCCTGCTCAGGTCCCCGCCGAGGCGCTTCCCGCACAGGGCGAGGTCCGACTCGCTGCCCTGGATGTGCCACGCACCGCCGCCCCTTGACGAGACGGCGTGGGCCACGTAGTCGCCGTAGATGGTGGCCCTGGCCCAGCCCTTCACAGCCGACCCTTCCTCGACCAGTGCCCGATCATGAAGATGACGACCAGGTTGACGGGCAGGATGATGACCAACGCCAGCCATGCCTCGTTGGCCACACACAGGCCGAGGTTGAAGCCCAGCCAGATCATCGCAATGCCGAGCAGCCAGGCTGCGGTGCTCATGACCCGCTCCGGCTGGCCGCGTTGCCACCGGTGGCGAGCAGCAACATGCTGACCCCCCAGAAGATGAGGTCGTTGGTGTCCTCCGCCTCGTGCGCCCCGAGGAACTGGATCAGGGAGAAGAAGAAGGCGAGCAGGATGAGGACCGTGACGAGCACCGGCAGCCAGTCGAGGATGGAGTCGCTCCGCCTGCTCATGACGGACTCCAGACCATGCTGAAGGTGAAGCGCAGACCGTCCTCCTGGCCGCAGCACTTGCACCAGTTGGTGGTCATCGACCCCTGGCTGAGCCAGGCACCGGGGTACTGGCTGAGAACCTGCTTGCGGGCTGGCTCCCACGCAGTCGGGCTCGCCATGACGACGTGCACCAGCGTCTTCATCACAGCCCCTCCTCGGTGGGCTCGGGCGGGGTGGTGTCGGGGAACTGGAGCAGGTCGGCCGGGATGCCGGTGGCCTCGCTGAACCGGGCGATCATCTCCGCCTTGAACGCCTCGAACTGCGCGTTGATGAACTCGATGGTGGCCTGGTCCCTCGGACCACCCAGGTCCAGGTCGGCCAGCACCTTGGCCAGCACAGGAGCCTGCACCCCGTGCTGGAGGGCGACCTGGCTGAGCGCGTCCACCTTCTCCTGCTCCCGCAGTTCGAGCGCGCTGATGAGCGCGTCGAGTGACTCCTCGACGGCCCACGTTCCTACGGTCTCTCTGATGGTGCTCATTGGTTGACTCCTCTACTTGTTGGTGGTGGCGGACTTGGCGAGGGCGGTGGCGAACTCGTCGCTCATCCGGTGGACGACCCTGATCTGCTGGCGCAGGCCGACCCTCGCCTGCTCGGGCAGGTGGGTGGCGCGTTCGAGGATCGCCTCGATCTTGGCGATGGTCATGACCCGCAGGATGGTGGTCTGGCCGACCAGCACCACGACCGGGACGTTGAGGTCGGTGGCCTGGTAGACGCCCCGGCAGTAGTGGATGACGTGCTCGCTGTCGGTCCGTCCGTCGAACGGGGTGAGCGAGCGTGCGATCTGCTTGCGCAGCACGTCGAAGTGACGGTTGCCGTGGGTCGGTGCGTCCCACATCGGGTGACGCTCGACCTGGATGTTGAGTGTGTCCTGCATGGCTGATCCTTTCGTGGGTTTATCCGGATAAAGCAGGTCAGTACAGGTTGATGACGTTGCGCACGTCGACCGGACCGGGCATCCCCCGGAGCAGGTCGACGCGGTAGTTGACTGACATGACCGAGCGGGTCGAGTCGTTGTGGGTCAGGCCCATGACGTGACCCAACTCGTGGGCCAGGATGGAGCGGGTGGTGTACCGCCCGAACCCCAGGCACCAGTCGTTGAGGTAGATGTCGGCCCCGTCGTAGAGCACGACCCCGTCGACGATCCGCACGTTGACCTCGGGTCGCTCCCACTTGGTCCACCCGCAGGCACCGTCCGTGCCCGGTGAGTAGTAGCGATGGATGATGACGCCGGTGCACGTCGAGTCGCCCATCGTCAGGTGGACGGCTGACTGGCTGGCGTTCCAGACCTCGACCATCCGCTGCACTTTCCAGCCTGAGCCGGTGACGGGGAAGTCGGTGCGGACACAGACCTCGGTCGAGGACAGCCGGAACGGGGTGCCGTCATCGGCTGACGCTGGCGGTGCGAGGCACACCACCGTGAGTGCCGCGAGTGCGGCGAGTGACTTGCGCATGGTCCCTCCTTAGGACATGGGTGAACCCACCCCCCGGTGCGGAGTGAGGGAGTCACGGCCACGCACCGGGAGGTGGGAGTTGAGAGGCACTAGTCCAGGATGATGGTGTCCATGATCCCGAAGTAGCGCAGCACGTCAGCGATCTGGCTGAACGTGAGGTTGTACCTGTCGTTGAGCACCGAGCACCCGAGCCTGGGTTCGAGGTGCTCGTTGGTCGAGATCGGCTGACCACCGTGCAGGGCCACGTTGTTCAGTTCGCCCTGGCTCATGGCGTACTCGTCGGGCAGGTCGACGAAGATGTCACTCTGCTCCAGGTCGTGCTCGACCCCGAGGTGGGCGAGCAACTCCGGCGGTGCCATCTCCGCCCACTGGTCGTAGTACCCGACCTCGTCATAGACGGTCTCACCCTCCAGGGTCGGGCTGTCCCAGTCCGAGGTGTCCTCCTCGTTGATCGACAGGGACAGGTGCGGCACCAGCGTGCACGCCTGGCCCATGCAGCAGTAGCCGATGGGCTTGCCGGTCTCCTGGCCGATGGTGACCAGACGACCGGTCCCCTGCGGCAGGGTGGTGGTGGCCAGGCTGTCCACCCACTCGTCGAAGTGGTCGTTGCCGGTGCCGTACATGATGGCTCTCATGCGTTGACCTCCGCTCCGCAGCACTGGCACGGCGTACCGGTGCCGTCGTCGGCGTGGTCACCGGCAGCGCACGGAGGGCAGTTGACCGGGGCGCTCACAGCGCACCACGCAGGGTGAGGAACTCGCTGCCGTCGATGACCTGGGACTGGAGCACCAGGTCGAACTCCGCCTCCGCCGCACGCCGCTCGTCCTCGGTCATCGGCTGACGCTGACCGACCGACGACTCACGACGGCGCTCGCTCGTCCGGTACTTGGCCTTGTTCTTCTTGCTCGGGATGGTCATGCTGCTGATCCTCTCTTTATCCGGATAAACGTCAGGCGTTGACGGGGACGGGGACGGCGACGTGACGGGCCACGTCCCAGGTCATGACCTGGTCGGTGATGTGGCTGACGAAGTCGGGGGTGAGGCGGACCCGGATGGACCGGGGCAGGCAGCCGAAGTAGGCGACGAACATGTAGCGGGTCTGCTTCATGCCGTCGTGGGCGTTGGCGTGGTACTCGCGCCACTCGTCGAGCCCCTCCTTGACCTCGGTCTCCAAGGCGGTGAACTCCACGGTGCGGTCGTCGATGCGCAGCATGACGTGATCCTTTCTGTGCTGAGGTGTGACGGTCACAACCTCACCGCCAGCCCCGCACCATGAGGCACGGGGCTGACGGTGAAGCGGTGCTCAGCGGGCGAGCAGGAAGTGCGCGACGTGGTGCGGCAGGTACCACAGGTTGGGTGACCTGCCGGTGCCGGTGTAGAACGACTGGCCCATGCCGTTGCCACGGTGACGGGCATCCCAGACGCAGTCCTTGCTGTCCTCGTTGGCGCACTTCTCGTACGCCCCGTGAGGTGAGGTCAGGTACAGCATGGAGTGGGCGATGTGGTGAGGCAGCCGCCAGATGCGGCCACTCTCACCGATGAACACGATGCCGTCAGCACCGGTGGCGTGCGGCTCGTAGACGCAGTTGCGGGGCATCGGCTCCTGCCCGCACGGCAGGTACTCGGTGCGGGGCTGAGCGGCGTGCGCCTTGCCGATCACAGCCAGCGCCAGGAACACGCCGACCACGATGATGCTGAGCAGCGATCCGAGGACAGCGCAGCCGGTGGCCACCGTGCCCCGCTCACTCCTCACGTGACGCCCGGTCTCGACGCAGCGGTAGGTCTGGCTGGCCCACCGGTTGGAGAGGATGATCGCTGACTTGCGGATGTAGTGACTCGACGAGCGGTACCGAGCCGACAGGATGGCGAACGCCAAGGCGTCGAACCTGGTCGGGTCGTTGTCGCAGAGGTTGGTACTCATGGTGACTCCCTCACTCATGTTTATCCGGATAAACCGGACGGGGTGACTGACTGTCACTCCGCGACACAAGCCCGGCATCGGAGGATGACGGGCTTGCATCGTGGTGCGGTGTCAGCGCGTGACCACAGCGTTGTGGTCGGGCGTGCCGTTGTGCAGGTTGTTCGCCAGGGTGCGCGGCTCGGCGTGGATGTACGCGCCACCGTCACCGGCCAGCGAGAGGAAGCGGGTGCCGATGCCGCAGACCTCGCACACCTTGACCGTGCTGGGCAGGTTGCCCGTCGAGCGACGGGTCAGGTCAACCTCGACGGGCTGACGGGCGGCATCCCGGATGACGCCCATCACCGACGCCCGCCCAGGTTGGACGGGTCACGCCAGCAGAGGACGACGAGCCCGGTGAAGTGGGCCACGATGATCGCCACCGTGACCCACTCGCTGGCGGTCACGACTCCACCGGCATGTTCAGGACGAACGAGCCGAGCAACTCGTCGATGGTGTAGCCGTTGCGGAACATGCTGACCACGGTCTGCGCGTTCTCCGCGTTCCACCCCATGCCCGCCGCCTCGAACGCCTCGCGGGCCAGCGTTCGGTAGGCGATGAACTCCGGGCTGAGCCCGGCGTTGGGGACCTGCTTGGTTGTTGCGGCCATGACGTGACTCCCTCACTCATGATGGTTGGCTTTATCCGGATAAACGTTGACCGGGTTTATCCGGATAAACGCCGGTCGGCTGACCGGCTGACGGTGGGCAGACTTCTCCCACTCAGAACCCATTCTATCCCAACCTGACACACCTAGTCAACTAGATCACTAGACAATGACGGGCTCGGTTGACCCCTCGGTTGACTGGCCCAGCGCGTCCCGTTCGGTGACTCGTTGACTGACTGACTGACTGGCTCACCCCGGTTGCCAGCGCGCGAGTCTCGCCCGCCTCGGCCAGCGTTCGGTAAACCGGAGCTGCCCCTCCGGACACAGCAATGCCCCGGTCCCTCCCGCACGGGGCGAGGGACCGGGGCAACCGGGTCCGGACATGCCGATGCCCCGCACGGCGTACCGTGCGGGGCATCGGGTCTAGCGGGTTAGGAGGCCTTGGCCTCCGGCGCCACCGGCGCGCCGTACTCGCTCGTGAGG